ATGGAAGCCGCCTTTTCCGATGCTTATTCCCGAATCCTGAAAGCCACCGGCTACGCCGGGCAAGCGGAACTGGCCCAGAGAATTGGAGTCCGCCAAGCTGCCATTTCCGACAGCCGCCGCCGTGGGGAAATCAGCCCGGCAATCCTGCTGGCGCTACTGGAACAGTTCAACCTGGACCCACAATGGGTCCGCACGGGAAAGGGGGAACGGCATTTTACTACTTCCGTGGATAAGGTCGCATCGTTGTATGGAATGAAAGTTTATCCGCATTGTCTAACGGACAGGAGGGAGCAATGAACAAGGACATGATGAACGCTGTAGCTGCTGACATTAATGAAGATTACAAGAAATTTTTTGAGCCTCTTCCCCAAGTTGTGGCGGAACTGTACGGCATTTTCGAACAGTTTGGCCTGAGTCAACGGCAGGCCTCCTGTGCAGCAGCCTGCGCACTCCACCAGCTGAAAGAACAAATCCATGAAGGAAGCAATGATGAATAAAGGTATAATGAACGCCGTGGCCACGGATGCCTTTAACCAAGCTCAGGAAGGCTTTGCCGTGCCGCTCGATCCTGATCTGGCGGACGCCTTGGGCGCATTCGAGGAAACAGCGCTGCCGTCTGAACTGTAAAGATCAGCCGTGAACAGGAGAACATCAATGCCTGAAGAAAGCACGATCCCAAAGCCTGCCGCCTATCCCGGCACCCGCGTACAGGTCCTTAATCCGCGCGCCAAGAGCCCCGCATGGGAAGATGGCACCTGCCTGGACGCCGAATACAGGCTGCTGTCCTGTATGCCTGGAGGTGACTGGAGCTACCGCGTCAGACTGGACAGACAGAGCGCCAGCGGCAGCCCCCTTATCGTTTACGTCGGCAATTCGAGTGTCCGTAAAGCCGCGCAAGAATTTTAAAGGCGAAACGCTGGCGCATTTGCGGCCAGCGTCGTCGTGGAAAAGGTTTGCGATGTTCAAAGGAGCATGATCTTGCCCAAGCAAAAAACAAATGACGAATTTGTCAGAGACCTGATGATGTTTTCGCGCCGTGGTGCGATTATTCAGCCCTTTGTTCTTCAGGCCCTGAAAACTTTTAGTGAGATGGTCATAACACAACATAAAAGCGGCGAGTTGGCAGAAAAGATGAAAACAAACTGGTTTGTTTCCGCTGATGCATGGGCAGACTGCGCCAGAGAAATACTTGAAAAAATGGAAGCGCAGTACGGACCTATTAAGGCCGACATTGAATCTGAAAGGTAGCTGAAAAGGGCCAAATGTTACTGAATACTGTCTTTGGAAGGCGAAACGCTGGCGCTTTTGCGGCCAGCGTCGTCGTGGGATCGGAACCCACGGCCTGACGAGCCAGCCGCCCGGATTCACTCAAGCGCAGGAGCGTATTTGAGAAAAGCATAGGCCGGAAAAAGTAAAAGCCTACGTGGTGGAACACGTAGGCTCATCTGTGGGGAGTAGACCCACAAATTTTGTGAGTTCTACTCTAGCCGAGAGGCTTCGCGGCGTCAAGCTCCGCTCTCCTTTTTTACGCTTTTTCCGGGCCTGTCTGGAGTAGACAGACATGGAAACTTTCACCCCCAAGGGTCAGATCACCGGCCCTATTCTACCGGCATTTGTGCTGCGGGAAAACATTTCTCCCGGTGCAAAGATGCTTTACGCGCTTCTTTGTAATCACGCTTCCGATAAAGACCATTGTTGGCCATCTCATAGATTCCTGGCCCAGGAGTTGGGCTACTGCGTTTCAAGCATCAAAAACTGGCTGGGCGAGCTGGTGCGCGCCCGGCTGTTGACCATCCGCCGCGCGGCCTGCCGGTCCTCCACCTATGTGCTGCTGCGGCCCCGTACCGGGGCGGCGTCCACTGCCTCCGCCGCTCCGGTCAGAAGGGGGTCAAACTTTGACCACCCCCAGGCAAACTTTGGCTACATAAATAATTCTAGGAAAAATCTAGAAAAATTTCCCCCCTACCCCCCAACGTCAAAACAACATGAAACGTCACGCAGCGGAATAGTGGAGCGAAAAGGCCGTGGGGGTGGGGGGGATTTCCTTCTGAGTAATTCAGCTTTTGAACGGCTCTGCGCGACCTACCCGCGCAATGAAGCCAAAGAACAGGCCCGCGCCGTATGGCATCAGCTCTGGCGGCGTGGCGAGCTTCCGGCCCTGGACTCCTTGCTGGCGGCCCTGGATCGCTTCCGGTCCTCGACGAGCTGGAACCGGGAACATGGCCGCTTTGTGCCGTACCTCGTCAACTGGCTCCGTGGGCGGCGCTGGCTGGATGAAGCGCCCGAGGCCTCGGCATCGCCAGTGGATAAGCAGGCCATGACGCCGGAGCAAGCCCAAGAGGTCCGGCGCTGCATGAAGCGCCTGGAGGATCAGCACCGGACTGATCCGGCTCTGGAGGCTGCTCGGCCAGTCTTTGAGGCTTTTCTCTCGCGCTTTGCCGATGGCCAGCGCAAGCGCGGCCCGGCCTGGGGTCTGTGGTCCCTGCTCCACCGCCAGGGCAAAGCGCCGCATGCGGAACAAGCAGATACAAGTAAGGAAGTTTTGGCCTTTCTCAAAGACTGGAATTTCACTCCTATGAGAGAAACAGCAATAGCTCAATGAAAATGCCGACTTCTAGAAAAGCACGTATTGAATATTTGGCTATTGAAAAAAATGCGGAAGGCCTCTTTCAAAAAGGACATTCCTTCCGTAGCGCCTACAGAATTTTCTATGAGTCACATAAAATTACAATGTCTTATGACACATTCAGGCGGTATGCACTCGGACTATTCACAAGAATGGAGCAAAGAAGAGAAAAATATACGGAGCACTCTGACTTGTCAGCTCCGGCCCCTGAAAGCTCAAAGAGCGCTGAAGACAATGCGGCGTCTTTGCCAGCTAAACAGCCTTCCGGGGCCGCCTCCAGCGACAAGACCGCCAGCCCCCCGGCCACGGCAGAGCAAGAAAGCGCCCCGGCCAGGAGCGGCCCCAGAAAAGCAGGGGTGGAAAAAAAAGCCCCCTTTGGTCAGGTGAAAGTCGATCCTGATGAAATTTTTTGAACACAAGGAGTACGCGGTGGCGACAGTCCACTTCATTTTGCAGGGCAAAGGCGGCGTGGGAAAATCCATGGTCGCGTCCTTTCTGTACCAGTCGTTGCGGCATTTCGGCAAAGACGTGATCGCCTACGACACGGACCCGGTCAATGCCACGCTGGCGGCTTTCAAGGAGTTCAATGTCACCACGCTCGCCATCATGAGGGACGGGAACATTGACGCCCGCAAGTTCGATGTCCTGCTTGAGGCGCTTGTAAACGCCCCGGAAGGTTCGCACGTCATCGTTGACAACGGCGCTTCCTCCTTCATCGCCCTGGGCGCGTATCTGCAAGAAAATGATGTGCTGTCGCTCCTGGCCGATGCCGGGCACACGGTCTTTTTCCATTCCATCATCACCGGCGGCCAGGCCCTGGGCGATACGATCCAAGGACTTGTCCAGCTGGTACGGGGCTTCCCCGATTCACCACTGGTGATCTGGCTCAATTCCTTCTTTGGGGAGATTTCCATGGACGGAATGAGCTTCGAGGACTTCAAAATCTACAAGGATCACTCGCACCAGTTCCATGCCCTGATCCGGCTGCCGGAAGGCAACAGGGCGCTGATCGGCAAAGACCTGGAAGACCTTCTGGCCAAGCGGCAAAGTTTCGAGGCGGGGATCAACGGCAGTTCCACTTCCATCGCGGTGAAGGCCCGGCTGAAAAGGTACTGGAACCAGCTTCTTTCCTGCGTTGAGCAGGCGGATATTCTGTAGGCGGCGGCCTGAACCGTTGGCAACTCCAGGAAGAAAAGCCATGAGAATTTCTTTGTCGATGATTTGTCTTCTGACTCTTTCCGCTCCTCTGAACGCCTATGCCGGAACGGTATACTGCACCAATTGCAGCACGAGAGTGACGCAGGCCATTGAGAAGGCCACCAGCCTTGAACAGCTCAAAACGCTGCTCAAGGAATATGACGAGGCTATTGAACAGACCGCCGCCCAACTTCAGATGGTGCAACAGAACATCGAGCAGTACACCAATATGGTGCAGAATACCGTCATGCTGCCCGCGAATATTATTCGGAAGATTTCTTCCGAACTCTCCAAGGTCGGCCAGATCACGGGCGCGCTGAACACCCTGCGCAACGATGTCGCCGGGCTGGGAAACGTCTATGACGCTCTTTACCAGACCCAGGACGAGTTCAAGCAACTGGCCGGTCTGCCTAGGGACATGCTTTCCCAGGGCGGTGCTACCTACCGGACCAATTGGGACAGTTGGAGCCGCCGGGTGGACGAGTCCACCAGGGCGACTTTCCAGCTCTCAGGAAGCCAGCTCAAAGACCTGGAAGAATCCGGCGAACTGGAAGCCTACATGAACGAGCTGCTTTCCTCGCCTGACGGCCAGCAAAAGGCGCTCATGGCCGGAAATCAGCTTGCGGCGCTCCAGATACAGGAAGCCCGCCAACTCCGCGAACTCATAGCGACTAAGGTTCAATCGGACTTGGCGGGCCAAGTGAAGGCAGAGAAGGAAGATCAAATGGAGCAGGAACTACATCGGCAAATGATAGACGGCGTTGGGAAGCTGGATACAACGTCGTATCCTGACCCTTTCTAGTTTTTTCCAGCCATTTCCATTGCTTTTTCTTTGGAGATGGAAGTGTCATCGGTAATGCGTCTATATGTAAATGTATCTTCTGATGGATATGAAATTGTGATATTGTCATCGTTGTTTATTTTTATAACCACTTTATCACTGTATGTTGGAGTAAATTCAAATAAAGCTTCTATCATATTATTTGATGATTTTAATATCTTATATGGATTTTTATATTTATCTTTATGAAAATAGCCTTCATCAAATTTAATAATTCGAAGAGAAGAATTGCATTCGTCAGATTTCCACCAACCATATAAATTAAATGCGAAGGAAGTATTTGATATGGCCAATAAAAATACAAATACACAAATTATAAGAATATTTTTTTTCATAGTATCACTCCTTTGTTCTTTAATTTTTATTGATAGTAGTACAATTTATGCAGCCCCACAAGGCGGAACTGTCATATCAGAAATTGTCCCAACATTTTATGAGGGATTATCAAAATATGAAAATGTTATGCTCAAGTATGCAAAGGTCATTTTTTACTGGTGTGCAGTGCTTGAAGTGGCTTGGCTTGGTGTAAAAATGTCTCTTGGGTCTTCTGACATACGCGAAACGATCAAGAATTTTTGCTTTGTACTGCTTGCTGCTGGATTTTTCCTTGCAGTTATCAATAATTATCACACTTGGACTTGGAATATCATTAATGGGTTAAAGTCTATAGCAGGTGAGGCGACAAACCTCGTTGATGCCTCTGACAAACCGTTTACTGTTGGCCTCGAATTAGCACAGAGTTTATTTGCATTGTGTGACGGCTGGTCTCCGGCGAAGTCGCTAACATACATATTGGCCGGAATTGCAATATTATTTTGTTTTGCACTCATAACACTACAAATAATTCTTATCAAATGTGAGTGCATCATCGCCATGTGCGCTTCGTCCGTCCTTCTTGGCCTTGGGGCAACGTCATTCCTTAGAGATTATGCAATCAACGCCCTGCGCTATGTTTTCGCGGTAGCGTTTAAGCTCATGACAATGGAACTTGTTATGGGTGTTGGTATAAACTTTATCATGAAACTTAAGATGGTGGAAACGGTTACGTGGGGAGAGATCGGCGTCACTCTTTGCTTCTGCGTAATCTTTTATTGCCTCGTCAAAACCCTTCCCGATGTTGTGGCCGGAATCATCCAGGGCTCGCACGTCAGCTCCGGCCAGGCCCTGACCTCCACGGTCATGGCTATGGGGGCCGGGCTTGCTGGCGTTGGTATGGCCGCTGGCTCCGGCGTCGCCAATATAGGCCGGGCCGCCCAAGCTGCCAAGGCCCAAGGCGCGGAAGGCGTGGGCGGCATGGTCAGGGGCACGGCCAGCAATCTCTGGAATGCCAGCCGAGAAGCCAATCACGAGAAGGGCCTGCGCCAGGGCAGTGTCGCTTCGTCGCTACGGGATCAGATTGAAAGGGCGCGCGTGGAAAGTGCAGCCAAAAGTCAGAGCAAGAAGGACTAAGCCCATGAGTAAGAAAAGTTCCTGGTTAATCTGGTTCGGCTCCTCGACTTGCTGGACCCACAAATAACAACTGAGCTCTGCGGGGCTCCGGGTAGGAGGTAAGTCGTGGAAAACTTCGATGCGTCGTCGGAAGAAATAGAGCTTAATGCCATCATAGGAGAAATAGAGGATTACCTAGATGAACAGGAGGAGATTGGTAATAAATTTATTGAAGATGCCACGCGTAATTTAAGAAGAGGAATATGCATACTCAATATTTCTTCCTGCTTACGAAAAGCCGTGGTGATAGTTGGCATCAAGGTGAAATGTGAAGACGATAAAAAAAGTTATATTAAATTTCTGAAAAACTACATTACAAATATCAAGAAAAACAAAGGAGAGAATGCCCATGTCTCAGATTAACCACCAGAAGATCAATGAAGAGCTTCTTGATCAGGTTGAGCGACTCGGCAATGTAAACCTGAACGGCGAAGCCATGAAGGCGGAGCTGGCCCGCTCCAGAATGCTCAGCCTCAAGGCAGAGCTCGCGCAGTTGATCCCGCAAAACATGATGCTGCTCCAGCAGATCAGGGACGAGGCCCCCATGCTCCTGATCCGCCACCTTGACGTTGAGAAATGCTTTCAGGCTCAATGCGAATGCCTGGAAAGCCTGGTGCATTCCCTGGAACAATCCGACACGCTTCCCACCGCCTAATCGCAAGGAGAAAAACCTCATGGCCAAGAACAAGATCATTAACCTGAATGATCATCTCTTTGCCGAGCTAGAGCGCCTTGGAGACGAAAATCTGAAGGGCGAGGCTCTCAAAGAAGAGATCAAGCGCTCGCTGGCAGTGGGGCATATAGCCGACCGCATTATCAATAGCGGTGACTTGATGCTGCGGGCAAGGATCGCCGCGGACAACACCGTCCGGGGAGATAATATATTGCCCTCGATCCTCGGCGCGGACTACGGGCCGGACGCGGACACACGGCAATAAGGGGTGTTGCCTGACCAAGGCAGACGCCGGAATCCGTCTGATCCCGGCGTCTGCCTTGCCCTCATTCTTTTCATATGGAGTATTCAGAATGCCCAACAGAATGCACGGAATGCAGAAGGCTATCCACAATCAGGGCAAGGCCAGAAAAGCGATTCGGAAGCAGTTGGATCATCTGTCAGAGCTGCCCATAGATGACGAAGAAGAGACCCAGGAGAATATTCAGAATGAAGCTGGCCGTACCAGGGCCATCAGCAGAATTGCAGGCCGGATCATAGCGGCCAACACCCTTGTAATCCGGTCCAGGGTGGCGGCTAATAATCTGCTGATCGGGAACAAGATACTGCCTGAAATTCTTGAGGAGTAAATTCTATGTTCAGGTATTCAGACGAAATGATCAGCTTTCTTCGTGAGCATAAAGAGAAAATGAAATATATTGAGCTCACAAAAGAATTTAACAAAAGATTTGGACAAAACAAATCTATTCGGGCTATTAAGAGAGTTTGCTTTGATAATGAACTATGTAAAAAAGTTAGATATGACAACGAGATTAAAGAATTTATAAAAGATATCATATCAGGATTAAGCTACAGTGAAATAACAAAAATAGTTAATGAAAAATTTAAAACTAATAAATCAGTTCGACAAATAAAATCTTTTTGTATTTACCATAATATATATAACGGGAAAGGTAAAAAAATTCCTGAACAATTTGTATTTACCGATGAAATGATTAAGTTCATCAAAAAAAATATACAAAATATGAAATATAATGAATTAACAGTTCAATTCAATAAATATTTTTCTGTCAACATCTCAAAAAGTATTTTGAAAAATAAATGCTACAGCCTTGGATTTTTTAATGGAGTCACTTTTGATCAACCGTTATTCACAGAACACCTTGGTAAGGATGGATACCTTATAAAAACAGAAAAAGGGTGGATTCCAAAGCAAAGATTTTTATGGGAGCAAAAGAACGGGCCAGTACCAGACGGATATTGTATCATATTTGCTGATGGAGACAAAACAAATTTTAACGAAAACAATCTTATCAAGGTAAATAGAAAAGAACACTTCCACTTGAACAAACGCAAATTAAGATTTTCCGATCCTGAATACACAAAAGCAGGATTAAACATTGTCAAACTATTTCTCAAAGCAGAAGAACGCCAAAAGGAGATCGACGATGAAGAACCAGAGAAAAAGAATCAGCCGGAAGAAGCCTGAATTGTTTCTGGGCGATATTTACGATTCTGGCGACCCGGAAGTGGATCGCTATATGATTACGGCTTTTAAAGAAGAAAATAAAAAAGTGGATTTATCGCTGACTGAGGCGCAAATACGTAGAGAATTCGATAATGCCCAGGAGCGCGTAGTGATCCGCCTCGCCTGGAAGTTCAAACACCTCCTTTCGCCCCGGATGCAGAAAATTCTAGAGGCCCAGCACCCAAGGCCGGACAATATATAACAATTTTCATGCAAATATTTTTTACAATAAAAAATTATTTACATTGAAAAATTATTCAATAGAAAAATAATTAAGGAGACTCCATGAAAAACCGTATTCTTTCCCTTCTCTGCGCGGCATTCCTCCTGCTGCCCCTGCTGGTCAGCGTGCCGATGTCCGCGCATGCGGCTGTCTCCAAGGTTTTTTCCAGTCCGCCGGAGGGTTCTGATTTCGGTGATTGGATGGTGGTCACAGGGCCGGGCTTTGACGGGGCTTGTCTCAGTTACATGCTCGAAAACATTCCCATCAAGGCCGAAAGGCTTCAGATCGCGTTCCCGTCCTCCCCGGAGATGATTGAATTCCACCAGGGAAAGATCATCCGCTATACGGGAATGATTTATGGCCCGTCTTCCGTGAATCTGAAAAACATCCGCAAGGTGACATTCACGCCGGAAAGGCCGCCGAAAGCCATGGGGGGCGACCAGGACAAGGCGATTGCCGTTTATTCGCTCAACGCGGATATGGGCGACATGGCTCTGGACATTGAGGCGCTTACTCTCTGGCTCAATGGTAAACAATGCAAACTGGACTACTCAGCGCAGGAAAAAGAATACACCCTGCGCTGCAAGTAACCGATTTGGACAATCAGGAGCCCCCACATGAAAAAACGCATTTTAAGCCTTTTTGCAGCGCTGTTTTTCCTCCTGCCCCTTCTGGCGTCCTCTCCGATCCACGGCGCTGACGCCACCAGCTTTGATCCCACGAGGGTGGAAGTTAAGGCCAAAGGCTCCGGCGGCGTCCCGGTCGGAATGATCCTCGCGTGGCCAGTTGGCCAGAATCCGGAAGATATGGATAACTGGCTGGAATGTAACGGACAAAACATATCACCGTCAGTTTACCCGGAACTGTTTGCGGTTCTCGGCGGCCAGGTGCCCGATCTGCGTGGGCTGTTTCTGCGTGGGCACGGCGGAAACAGCGCTGCCCTGGGCGTTCAGCAGGGGGACGCAATTCGGAATATTACTGGAAAATTTGGATTTGATGATCAATTTGCGTGGAACGGTTATGATGGGGCATTTGCTGATGCTGGTTATGCTCCCTATGGTGCGGCAAATGAAAAACGAGAGTTTGGAGCGGCAGTTATATTTGACGCTTCCCGAGTTGTACCCACAGCCGGGGAAAACCGCCCTGTTAATCAGGCTGTGCGCTACCTGATCCGCGCCCACCCCTAATGCTTGCCAAACAGGTATGGAGGCGTTATTTAAAAAGGGAACCCCGGCCCCTGCGGGAACAGGAACCGGGGCTGGCACGGCGCGTGAGCGCCCCTTTGCTACACGGCTACCGGGTTACAGTCTTATTTCGACCCCGTATCAGCGTCACCTGATACGGGGTCAACTGCTATCTGGCTGAAGAAGCCAGCAGCAGGACGAGTATCAGCGCGACGAGCGTGGTCAAAAGCAGACGCAACATGGCTGATACCCCCTTTACCGGCGTTGCCGGGAAATTGCGCCGTGCCGACGCATAGGGGGTAGCCGTGTCCGCTTCTTATATCTGGATTCTTCTCGCCCGGCAACGCTTTGCCAGTCAGCCCCGCGCGTACCCGGAACTGTTCGCGGTTGTGGGCGGCCAGGTGCCCGATCTGCGGGGGCTGTTTCTTCGTGGTCACGGGGGCGACTCGGCAGCGCTGGGCGTCCGGCAAGGTGACGCCATACGAAATATAACCGGCAGTTTCGGCCAACACGGTTCCGCTTCAGCCGGTGGGGTTTTCTATCGCACGGGCGGATGCGCTGAAGATATTCGCAGCTCTTACGGTACTTGGTCCGGTAATGGCGTCGGCTTTGACCTCTCTCGTGTCGTTCCGACCGCTGAAGAAAATCGCCCTGCCAATCAGGCGGTTAGGTACCTTGTCCGCGCCCGGCCATAAGGAAATGGGATGGGATTTTGTAATTTCGTGCTACTGGCCTAAAATCTCACCATCTTAAATTTCAGCGAGTTAGCGAATCGGCCGACCTGGTTCCGGATCAGCGACTGCAAGGTCATTCGTGTTACTCCTGCGAGTCACCCGGACTCTGACCAAAAATCCGGGTGGCACGCGGAGAGCATAATTCACGGGCGGGCGCGGACTAAAAATCGTACCGCTTGGTTGTCAGGCCGAACCTCATTGGCCACAGGTACACCACCGGCAGAAAGATCAAGTCCATAAGCAGTGCTCCCCCAATTGCCGTCCCACGAGCCCCTAATGACAACCACGCCATGACTACCAACAGGCTTAAAAATCCCATTTCCTGTCAGATACCCTCCGAACCCTACGCTGATGCTGCCCGCTGAAGATATGTCGCGCATGGCATGCCCCTGAGGTGAGCCTAATTCAGCGCTGTTCCCCCCGTGGCCACGCAGGAACAAGCCCCTCAAATCCGGCACTTGGCCGCCGAGAAGCGCGGACAGTTCCGGGTACGCGCCGTGTTGCTCGGCAAAGCGTTGCCGGGCGGGATGAATGTGGATATAAGGAACGGGCACGGCTACCCCCTTCCTGATCTGCGCCCGGCACGGCGCAAACTATCAAAGGGGGTGCCATCACATGAGACGCTTTGCCGTCTTGGTGTTGCTGGTACTTCTCGCCCTGCTGTTGCGGGGCGATAGTCGGCCTTAGATGAGGCTGGCCCCGTATCAGCTTACACCTGATACGGGGCCGTAGGTAAAAACGCTGCGGTAGTCGTGCACGGGGGCGCTAACCGCGCCGTGCCAGCCCCGGTTCCTGTTCGCGCAGGGGCCGGGGTTCCCTTTTTAGATAACGTCTCCATGCCTGTTTGGCAAGCATCAGGGCTTGGCGCGGATCAGGTAGCGCACAGCCAGATTCACCGGGCGAGTTTCCTCGGCTGTGGGCACTTGTAGGGATGCGTCGAGAATAACTTCATCCGGGGAGCTGTTTGCTCCTGATTCCCGGAAGTCATTGCGTCCAAAGGCTCCTCCAGGTCGAAAGATCCCTGAAGTGTTTTTAATGCCCGCGTTTGCATATTGATTGCCTGGGACAAAGCCACCAGTAATATTCCGTATAGCGTCGCCCTGCTGGACTCCCAGAGCAGCGCTCTTGCCCCCGTGCCCACGCAGAAACAGCCCCCTCAAATCCGGCACCTGGCTGCCCATAAGAACGAACAGTTCCGGGTAGGCTAACGTGTCTTGCCCACCCTGGACAGGCACAAGGTGGGTACGGATCAACTAAAGGGCGGCTACATTGCCAAGTCTATTGCCTGTTGAATTTATATTGCACAATATAAATTGGGTCTGAGCCCGCTAGGCCGGGCTGGACATTCACCCGCTACTGCCTTATCTAAAAAGGGAACCCCGGCATCTGTGGGGACAGATACCGGGGCTGGCACGGCGCGGTTAGCGCCCCCGTGCACGGCTACCGACACGGTTTCCTTTTTTCGACCCCGGCCCACCGCTAATGGGCCGGGGTCAACTCTTATCTGGCGTCAGACGTCAGTAAGAGGACCAGGGCCACAGCGACAAGCAGAGCGAAAACAAGTTTCCGCATGGCTGTGCCCTCCTTTTTCCGTTTGCGCCGTGCCGACGCTTTCAGGCCAGAGGGTAGCCGTGCCGGGTCAGCCTAGCAGGCAAACCCACGCCCGGCAATGCAGAAAAGATGTTTCAGAAGAGAAAAAGCCCTGTAAGAGGGTTGGTCCAGATGGCCAGCCAAACAAACGTGGCCCTCAGATCAATGATGCCCATGTCAATGAGGGCGTGTAACAAGGTCACAGTGACGACACCAAGAGCAATCGCCCATTTTCGCTTTTCCCACCACGCAGCCGGGTCGTCTAAGAACCTGGATACCGACATGATGATTTTCTTCCTGCTGTCCATCTGAACCTGGCTTTTTTGAAATTCGTGTTACCTAGAAAAATTTTCATGTGCGCCGTCTAGGAAACGCTATATTTTGAAAATCAAGATATCATAGTAAGTTATTATCATGAAGGCCTCGGCCGTGCCGGCCGGATCAGCCGCGCCGGCGCTCGTTGGCCAGGCTGCCGCGGCAAGACGATTCGTGTTACCGCTCCATACCCTGGTTCCTGGGCCGCTCCCGCTCCAACTGGCGCTGCCGGTGGACAACGGCGGGCCGTTCAAAGACATTCCGCCCCTTCCGCTCATAGATCTTCTGGCCACTGTCCAGCGTGTACACGAGATCGCCTGTGTCCCTGTCCAGAGACACCCGCCTTCGCTTTACGCTCCACTTGGCAGTCATATAATCCAGGGCCGTTTCCCTGGCCCCGTCGCTGAAGCTGATGCTGCGCCCGGTGTCGCAAATTTTCCCGCCATCGGGGAGCGTATAGATGATACTGCCGAGCTTGCTGATCCTGGCCGTGGTTCCACTGGCCAGGCTCTCCATCAGTGCGACGCTGATGAGGCGGTTTTTTGTTTTGGTGGAAAGCTCGGCATTCTCCAGGATTGCAGTCTTGCTGGCCAGATAGGCCGCGCGGGCCTGCATGCGACTCTGCGTTATCTCCGGCGCGATTTCCTCTTTTCTGGAGCGTAAGACGGCCAGGGCGGTTTCGTCGCCTTGGGCGGCTTTCTGCCGCAAAAAATCAAGCCAGTTGCCCGCGCCCTGGTTCACGCGCGCGGCGTGGATTTCTTCCGCTTCATACTGGCGGACCATTTTCATAAGATTAGCCCTGGTCCTGCGCGCTATGGGCCTGCGCTGCAAGTCCATGCGCTGTTGCTCCCACTTCCGGCGGATATCTTCCAGGCCTATTTTTTGGACCTGGCGCTGTTCCTGGAACTCCTGCCAGAGCTGATTCCGGTTCGGTGCCTTCTGAAGCGGATCAGCGCCGTAGCGTCGTTCGCTTTCCGGCATTGCTCCCCTGGATGGCTGGAAGGCTCCAAACCGGGCTTCCAGCTTCTTCCGGGATAAATCCCGATGCACGGCGCTGGCCTTGGCCATGTGCCGCCCATGTCGGTCCTTGACCACAAGTCCGGCCCCGCGCGGCTTCAGCTCCAGGCCATGCCGGGCAAAGGCGCAATGCACGTCCTCCCAGGAACGCGCATTTTCCAATATGGCCAGAATGGCCTCGCCCTGGTCGCGCGCGTAGCCCTCAAAAGACTGTCGGCCGGTGTGCGCCTCCACGGTTGCGGCCCTTTCACCAAGGCCCTGTTCCTGGGCCTTATCCCGGCCGTTGTCGATGACAAGGCCGTATTCCTTCTCCAACTCCCGGCAGAGCTTGTCGCGCTTGATATAGTCCCGCCAGGGCTCCACGCGCGTCAGCTTTTCCGGGTGGATCAGATTATAAGCGACGTGCATGTGCATGTTTTCCGTGTTGACGTGGACGCCGCAATGCCGCTGATGTTCCGATAGCCCCAAAGCCAGGGCAAAGCGTTCCTCAATGGCCTTGAATGTTTCCGGCGTCAGCCTGGTTTCATCTTCCGGCCGGAAACTCACAATCAGATGATAGGTTTTCTCCTGGGTGGTGCGCGTATTAAGCGCCTGGGTATCGGCCACTTCCTGGATGGCCAGCTCGTAATCGTCCCCGGCCCAGCACCCGGCGCACCAGCTCATGAGGCATTTTTCAGGTTTTACATCTTCGGGAAGATCAGCGTGCCGTCGCACGCCGCCATCGGCGCGTCGATCAAGGCGTGCATCAGCAGGCAGAAAATCCGCAGCTCCTCTTTCCTGTCCTTGCGAGTAAGATGCCAGACGGCATTCGGACAGCCGACGCATGCGGTTTCCGGCAATGCCTTGACCTGTTTCAAAGTGGCGCTGCGGATCATAGTGCCGTTGTCCATCGCTAAACTCCTGCTGCATGTCATGTTCACGCCCGGCGGCAATGTAATTTGCCAGCCGGGCGTAGTTATCATTTTTAGGGGCACACGGAATCCGCTTGCTGATCATAGCGCCCTGATCCTGGCCTTCAGGCTTGCCTGAAGCTGATCAATCTTATGGAGCAGTCCGTAAATCTGCTCCTTATGGCCGGTGGCCAGAGCCTGCTTGAGCAGGCCGCCCAGCCGCCCCAGATCGGCGTTGACCTTCAGCAGCTCCCGCCGGGCCTGCTGGTCCTCCCGGCTCTCCACCCGGAAGCCCAGACACACACGCCGGGCGAACTCCGACATGCTCAGCCCGGCCCGGTCGCTGGACTCCATGATAAGAGTGAACTCCTCCGGCGTCACATAGGCTTGTAGCCGTTCCGTGCGTTTGGGCTTCTTTTCTTCCGGCATGCTACCAGACCCGCGCTTCCAAGGTATGATTGGCAATCCCTCCCCAAAGAACGAAAAGGGCCTTGAGGGTGTCCCGTTCGCTCACAATGTCGTCCAGGCTATCCACACCACAACGGTTAAGAATATAGTTGCGAATATCTGTCTCCGAGAAGTCGGTCACCTGACGCCAGAAAGTCAGCATCCCCTGAAAAGCATCCCTCAACTCCACTGAAGCCGGATTGCTCTCTTGACGCTCCCAGGTGTGCACGAAAAAAAGCTTTTTAAAAGTATTGGTAATGGCCTCCATGAAATCGGATTGGGGCAAATCCTCAATCCTTTCAATATGCATTTTCTCGCAAAACCGCGCCACAGCTTCATCCCAGGTCATTTCTTGAACAAATGACTCCATATGGAGCAAACCATGCACGGCTTTAGCGTCGCTCTTGGATATTTTTCGCCTGGGCCTGAAGAAACGACTACGCTCCTTGGGGGAGATGGCTTTCTCCTCTTCTTCCAGAATGGGCCTCGGTTCTTCCGGCCGTCTGGCCAGCAGCGCCGCTTCCATCGCGTTAAACGCCTCCAGGAACTTCTCTTTCCAGGCCGCCTTCTTGCCCGTGAAGCCCATGGCCAGGAAGGCGAAGCCGTCGCGGGTGATCTGATAAAAGGAATATTTTCGCCCATCTGGTGCTAACTCACTGGAATAATTACAGAGCTGAAAATTCAGCTCTAGAAACTCCTTCGAGCACTCCAAATTTTCAATCGCCTGAAGCACGTTTTTGTGCTCCTTCTCGAAGGCATTGGCGACGGTCAGCGACGTGGTGAACATCTTGCCGTCGTTAATCTCAACAATGTTTTCAATGGGTTGCGTGGTGATTTCCTGTTCGTTGGTCTGGCTGTCTTCCATGATTTTCTCCCTGTTTTTAGCGTTGAGCCGAAGGCGAATAAGCAAGCCACCCCCGGCGTTGAGGGGGCAGGACGTAAAGTCGTCACTTGAAAAGTGACGTTACTTTACCTGTCCTGTCTTCTTCTGCATTGATTATCTTTGCAACTATTAACAAATTTCCGCAAAAGCTGTCAGCACAATTGCAGAAAGTTGCAGAAGGTTGCGATTTTTTGCATTGATGATATGTAATACTATGAAATACAAGGCAAAAATTTAAGAGCATTTCGGCCTTGATCCGGCGCAAGATGCGCATAGCGTTCAGTTACGCGAACAGAGCTGTGTCCTAAAAGATTGCTGACAACCTGCAATGATACTCCACGCTGCACAAGCCAACTTGCAAATGTATGACGTAGAGTATGAAAAACAACACGATAACGATTATCTATAATGCCTTCATTTAATCCGCTTATCTCAACTGCTCTTCTGAATTTTTTTGATATTTTTACAAATTGCTTATTAGAGCTTTCTTCCTGATGAAAAAGAAGCTCTGCATTTTTTCTATGATATTTTTTTACAATGTTTAGGGATGGACTATTCAATGGAACAATACGCTGCTTGAGATTTTTTGTTTTATGCAAAATAATATTCTCTTGTGGAACATTTATATTGGCTCCACGCAAAGAAAAAATCTCACTCGCCCGCATTCCTGTATTAAGAGAAAGCAAGGCTATGTCATGCCAAAGCTGAGAGAGATTGCGTAACACCTGCAAAAGACTAGTGGCCTCCTCCGGCTCAAGATAACGGTAACGCACGCTGTCGGCTGGGGGCATTTCAAAATATGGCAGTTGGCCTTCCAGTAGCCCTAACCGATGAGCGCGACGCATGATGCGCCGCAACTGGCCAAGGCATAGCCTGACGGTTTGCGGAGAAAGTCCTTTCTCAAACAGGTGGTTTGTATAAAATTGAATATCCAGGGTTTTTATTGACGTTAGAGTTTTTCCGTGCCAATAAGTTTGCAGATGGACACGGTAACGGCTCATATCCGTCAAATACCCGTATGGGGTCAGGTGGCGGGTCGCAAGATAGCTGTTCCAGGCTTCATCTAACGTAAGCATAACGCCTCCAAAAGGTTTTTCCTCTGGAGGTGTACGGAAAAAACAAGTCTTCCTTTATGCTGCGGGGTGATAGGTCTTCAAAACCGGTGGCAGGCTTTACGGTCTGCGGTAGGTTCGACTCCTATGCGTCCCCGCCAAACAAGGTTCATAAGAGTTCATGAAAGTCCGCAAAGCCTTTGTGCTGAGCGGATTTTCGCTTTTTAAGGGTTCGCCTGCTTCCGCCTAAGTACGTTGACAGCCGCCTTTTCGTTGGTACCTGTGTTGGCATAAAACGGAAGCCGCACATACCAACCATCAATGTACCAACAAGGGCGATATGGCACTGTCAGACACGCTGTTGAGGGGATTGAAGGCCACGGGCCGCACACTGAAAAAGGCGGACGGCGGCGGGCGTTATATCCATGTCTACGCCAAGGGCGGGAAGTATTGGCGCTTGGCATATCGCTTCGGCGGCAAGCAAAAAACGTTGGCCCTAGGCGTGTATCCAGACATTTCTTTGAAAGAGGCCCGCAAGCGGCGGGATGAGGCGCGAACCTTGCTGGCCCACGGCGTAGACCCTAGCGAGCACAAAAAGGAAGTCAAAGCCGCCGCCGTTGTCATTGCGGAAGAAAAAACCAGGACATTTGAAACCGTGGCGCGCGAGTGGTTTGCGACAAAGACAACACAATTGACCGAGGGCTATAAAAAACAACTGCTCTCACGGTTGGAAAATCATATCTTCCCGTTCATTGGAAGCATCCCCTTTGCAACCCTGGAGCCTGCTCATATCCTTGAAGCGGTCCGGCACACACAGAGCCGGGGTGCTGTTGAAATGTCTCATAGGTTGACCCAACTTATGGGGAAAATTTGCAGATATGCTCGGATTGTCGGATATGCAAAATTCGACGTTGCGGCGGGCCTGCACGAAGCTTTGCCCCCAATCCCCAAAGACAGGCACCACGCAACGATAACCGACCCGGCAGCCATAGGACGGCTGCTCCAAGCCATCGACGGCTATCAGGGCGACCCTGTAACCCGCCATGCGTTGCAAACCCTCCCCTACCTTTTCGTCCGCTCCGTTGAGTTGCGCGGGGCCGCGTGGGCAGAGATAGACATTGCCAGGGCTGAGTGGCTCATCCCCGCCGGGCGCATGAAGATGCGCCGCCCCCATATTGTGCCGCTGGCCCGGCAAGTATTAGAACTGCTTGAATCCCTACGCGAATATTCGGGGCGATCCCTGCTGCTGTTTCCCTCCCCCTTCACCATGACCCGTTGCATGTCGAATATGGGCCTGCTCAATGCGCTGCGGCGTATGGGCTACACTAAGGGGGAGATGACAATTCATGGTTTCCGGAGCATGGCTTCTACTCTGCTCAACGAACAAGGGTACAGGTCGGACATTATCGAGGCACAACTCGCCCACGGGGGAACGCGACAGTGTGCGGCGCGCATATAACCATGCCCTATATCTGGATGAGCGCCGCCGCATGATGCAGTAATGGGCGGGTTCTTCATTTTTCTCTTTATGAACAGCCACAGGCCGTATGTGGGCACTGAAACGAGCGCATATGGCCCGGCCCCGGACTTTTCGTATACCATTGAGGCCAGACGGAAGCCCGACCCGGCTGAGTGCGCCAGAATAAATAAAAAGTATTCCATGAATTTTGACTGCGAAATCACGCCGGCGGAAGACCTACGCGCCATCCCCTATGACCGTCTTCCCCTGGATGAAAAGATTGACCAAACCCTGACAGCTTTTTTTAAAATGATTGCCAAGGTGTTCGGGCGGGAATTTCACGCGTTCAGAAACTTTCCCCTTTTTCTGGCGCTCTGCGCCGCGGCCCCTCTGGCGGCGCTGGGTGGGCTGCATCTGTTGTGGCGGCTGCTGCGCCGCATGGCGCGGGGCGTCAGGAGCGAAGCGCCCGCGAAGCCGTATTACAAGACCGTGCTGGGGGTGTTTGCGCTGGTCATGCTGCTGCTTTGCGCCGGAGTGGTGATCAGCGCGCTTCTGAACAGGCCCGGCGTCGTGCGGGAGGCCGTGCCGGACGCGCAGGTAGATGTTTATGGCGACACAGTGCGCGGGTTGCTGAATTGAGCTTGCCATGGGCAGGTCTGTGAGTGTTGAGCCGGGTGCGCCGTGCACCGACAGAGATAGGGCCGAGCGCTGCGGAATGAGCATGTCACCGGTGATGCATGGGGCGAGCTTATTTGCGGCAGTGTGAGGCGACGGAATGGACCAGAGCGGAGGCCCTAAGTCTTGGTACGCAGGAGACACGTAGGAGCGGCAGAGGTTTTTCGTCGCGTCCTCTGGGGGAAAATAGCTTGGCTTTGAATGCATCACATGGTATGGATTATAAAGTTTTCGTAGCTCTCCAGTAATAAATTGCACTTCGTAGCTGACGTTAGGGAGCCCATGCCAAGAGGCATTTTCACCTGACCCGCCCAATGCCTACCGGAGGCAAATCCAGCTTCATACTGGTCATCTTTTAGACCCATTCAGCTATTTTAAACACTGGCTAAACTATGATGGACAGAATTACCGCTCTTCATATTGATAAATTTAAATCGCTGAATGATTTTTCACTTCCTTTTCCAAAAGATGGGAATATACTTTTTTTAATTGGTAATAATGGTAGCGGAAAATCCACTGTACTCCAGTGCCTTGATTTCATTGGCGCAATTTTTCGGGGAAATCTCACAAGCTGGTTTAATAGTCGAGGCTGGAATCCGCTTGATATTATGTCATCAAAAAAAATGCGCACGATCTCACTTAAATTAGAAGGTTGTTTTGATAAAAAACACATTTCATGGGAAGCATCATACAATACAATACTCAGAAGATGTATAACAGAAAAAATGCTGATTGATGGTGAACACATTCTCAGTGTTTCTGAAGGAAAAGTTACTTGTAATAATAACATATATCCAATTGTAAATGAATTCGAAGGATCTATCTTAGCTCATTTAAAACAAAATTTTATCAAAAATGGGAATACAGCTAATAAATTTTCCTCGTATATAAGAGGAATGCATTCTTTTGACACACTCAATTCCTTACAGCTTCGAGCCAGATCTCGGCGTACCTCTGGAGGTATTGGGCGTGGAGGAGAACGTGTTGCAGGTGTCTTTTCTGGCCTTTCATCAGCACAAAAAGATAAAATTAATTCTAGACTAAAAGATATTTACCCATGGTTCCATTCGGCACGTGCAATAACCCGGAGAGCTGGCTGGACAGATATTGAATTTACTGAAGAGTCTGAATCTGGAATTATTAGAGTATCGGCTACACACACCTGCGATGGGTTATTAAGGATACTTGCCTTTCTTACAGAAATTGAAACACTTGATACATTTATTATCTTTGATGAAATTGAAAATGGGCTTAACCCTGAGGTAATGAAAAAGCTTATAGATTTTATTATGGATTGTAACAAACAAATACTTATAACAACACATAATCCTGTTATTCTTAATTATATTGATGAGAAGATCGCACGGGATTCTGTGATTCTCATGTATAGAAAGGAAGCTGGAAATTCAGGAGCAGTTAAATTCTTCTCTCTTCCAGGCATCAATGAGAAACTTGATTTTTTAGGACCTGGAGAGGCTTTTCTTGATTCCAGTTCAACTGAAATTTCTAAAGAGATTAGCGCGCTTGAAGAAAAAGGGCTAGAATAATGTTAGTCTTGGTTACAGGAGAAGGGCCAACAGACATTGGATGTGCGACTTCCACTGATTTATGCCCGCCTGGTAGCTGGACTCTTGGTCCGATTACACTGTTTATTGAAAAATTTATTCAAGCCCATATAGAATCTACCCTAACAGTTGGACAATTTTGGTTTGCCCCTAGAACTTATATTGCTGGTATATCTAGGCGACTTGTGCCTATGGCAATTTCAAGTGGAAGAGAAAATGACTCCGCTGAAGGGAGAAAGAGGACGCGCGCTTTAATGGCGGCGGCATTATCGCTCTCTCAGCAGCAGAGTGATGATGTACTTCCTATCTTATTCCGCGATACTGATAATCGCTCTCATGATACTAGACGAAATACAGAAATTCGGAATTCAATAAAAACAGCATCCTGTTTTTCGCAAGACAGTAATATTTTTCATATTTGTCCTATTGTTCCATGTCCAACTTCTGAAGCATGGTTAATATGTGCCTTAAAAGAGAATTATCAAACGCAAAAGTGTGCAAGATTAGAGACTCAATTATCTGGGAGCGATACGAGTCCACATTATGCAAAAGCAATTTTGAGAGAAGTTATTGGTGACTACTCAGCAAGAACACTATGTGAGCTTATCAATAGAGGTCAGATAGACCCTTTGCGGGTATCCATGCCAAGTGTAAATAATTTTTTACAAGATTTACGCTCTGTTATTTTTAAAAGAGAACAAATTCAAATTCCCCCGAGAGCTCGACAAAATTTATGTAGAGCTGTTTCATAGTTTTCTATTTTACCTTTCCATCTCGGTATAGCCACAGATTGTGGAGTCCCCTCGCTGCGTTGCAGGCCTGCTTGGACGCGGGCCAGAAAGCCAGCGGCATAGCGTGCCTTCGCTTCAGAGGGCAAAATAAAATTCATTGAGCTTCATCTGCCCTCACAGTATCCTCCGGGCCAGAGAGGTATGCAATGCCGGTTCCCGCGCTTAAGATCAACGAATATGTCGCCAAGCTCAATACCGTGATCAAGGACGGCAGGCGCTTGGGCGATATTGACCGCTATGAAATCACAAGGGCTATCGACGCCGGTATGGGACATGATCCCGTATGCGCGCTTATTTTACAGGCTCTGCTGGCGTCCGTTGACGGGGATGCCGCTTCGGTCATGCGCTGCTTTGAGGAAGCCCTTCAAATCGCGCCGAATTCCCTTGATGTGCATGCCAATTACGCGGTTTTACTCGCCAATCACGGATATCCGGAAAAAGCATCCCAGGAAATCCGCGAAAGCCTGGCTCTCTGCAAACAGCAGAACGATTGGATATTCATCGACAGCCTTATCGTTACCGCGGTCGATATCGGCGATATGGATGCGGCGGCGGACATCATACATGCGGCCGCCCAAATGGGGATTTTCAGCCCTGTGCTGTCCCAAGCCGCAGCACTTTTGAGCATTGACGGCGAGAACGATGAGAAAGCCGTTGCCGGACTGCAGGCAGCCTTGCCGGGAGATGACCTGCGCACGGCATCAAAAATAAGCGACGAGCGGTGGGCTGAAATGAAAAAGTTTGCCGACGAACTTTCCCAGTACGTGGACTAGCCGATATGTGGGCCGCATATATTACCCGCCACCTTGACAGCCGCTTGAAGCAGCTCGAACGGAACATCGAACGGCTGCGCCGGGAAAATCAGAATCTGCGCAATCACCCTGACATACAGCTTTATGTCGGCGCTGTGAGAGGGATGGAAAAAGCGCGTCAGGATCCCACCCACCCGGAATATCTGCTCGGGAATACCCTTGGGACCGAGCACCGGGACTGGCGCAGGATAAAACGCCTGTTGCCCTCTCGTTACCGCATGTTTTTCAAATTTTTCAGCACGGATAAAGAAGTCTTCTTCGTATGGATGAACGACGCGGAGATGCTGCGCAAAGAAGGCGCGAAAAGCGATTGTTACGCCTACTTCCGCTGGATGCTTGATAGCGGCAAAGTTTCCTCCTGTAGAAACAAGCTGCTGGACAAGTCCGTTCCCAAATCCTAGCGTTTTTAGAGCAGTTAACGTGCTTCACAAACATAGCCCTGACGGAGAATTCTCCGCCGGGGCTATGTTTGTTGTTGGTGCTACCTCCCCGGCCGGGGCATAAGCACGGAAAGGGGCGTGCCCTTGCCGCGCTGCCACTGGTCCCAGCCGCGCTCGGCATTGCAGGCGGGCTTGGAGACGGGCACCCTGGCCAGGAAGCTGGCGATGTCGGCCGCGGCGTAGACAAGTTGCCTGGCCTGCTCGTCGTTGGTGACGCCCTCATGCAGGGCGCGGCCCGCCCTGCCGGTGGCCACGCTCCAGAGCTGCACGGGCGTATCCAGCGTGGTGCGCACGCCGCCCCGTTTCTGGCTGCCTTCGCCCATGCCCATGAGGGACATGAGACCGTCCCCCACGTTGCTGCCGAAAATGGGGATGCGCTGGGAGCCGAAGTCGCAGAGCGAAGACATGGCGAGCCTGGTCAGTTCCTCATTGTCGTCGTCACCGGCGTAGCCGCGCACCAGGGCCAGGAAAAGGAACATGCCGGCGGCGGGCAGAATGGTGTCGTACAGCTCGAACCTGGCCAGGCGGCCCAGGCTGATTTTGCCCTTGGCATGGGCGGTATACATGTACTTGTGGCGGGCGGCAAAGAGCGTGACGGCGCCGGCGAAGGCGTTGACGAGGCGATAGCCGTTCTGGGCGCGCAGAAAGCCGCTGCGGGACGAGGGGTCATAGTCCGGATTGGACTGCTTGACCATGGAGTCGGCAAAGTCCACGGCCTGCCGGTGGAACTCGCTGTCGGTACTGATGCCGTAGTTTGCGGCCTCCCCTTGCAGTTGGGAGAGCTTTTTGGCGTAGGCGGCCAGCCAGACCGCGCCGGTGGCGGCCATATCCACGCCCACGATGGGCAGCATGCCCGCGTTGACCAGATCTTCCCAGGCAATCTCCCGTTTGCCGATGCGGACGGATTTGGGACGCCGGGCCGGATTGAAATTGGCCATATGGCGCCGGAGGTCCTGGTCGATATTGTCCATGCGGGACTTCATATAGGGACTGACCTCCCAGATCCGGCGCATGGTCGAGAGGCCGTGACGGGACATATGCCCCATGGCGCGCAGCACGGGCCGCGCGCCCAGATCGCCCATGGCCGGGAAAACGGCGGTCATTTGCAGGGCGGCCACCTTGAGATTCCAGGCCAGGCCCCAGGGCACAAGGTATTTTCTCATGGCATTGGCGACGGAGACCACCCAGTCGCTTTTGGGCGGCGGCTCCTGCCGCACCAGACCGCGCAGGTTGGGCCGGATGGCGTCGTAATCCCTCCGGCCGTAGACGCGGGCATACTCCACACGGAAGGCGGGATTCTGGGTGACCCGGTCCGCCCGGCGCACGATCTCGCCCAATTCAATGAAGCGCACGGCGTCGTTGATGTGTTCCATGATGATGCCGGTATCCAGGCGCAGGGGCAGGACCGGCGCGCGCTCGGTGCGGGCCTGGGTATAGCCGCGCCTGGCGGCCGGAACAGAGAACATGGCCTCGTTGCGGGCCATGAGGTCTTCCTTTTCATTCCAGGCCGCCACGCGGTCGGAGACGTTGGGATCATAGCGCACGGGGTAGTAGCCGCCGGGCAGGGTGACGGCGTTGCCGGTCAGGTCCGTGAGGACAAGGGGCCGCGGCTCCACGCCCTGGGGCTTGAAGCCGAACATGCGCTCGTGCACGGCCTGGGTGTCGGCCCACTGGGTGGCCAGAGCATCCCAGATGCCCTGCACGGCCCGCCAGTCGTCCAGGCTGAGCAGGCCGGGACGGTTGCCGCCGGAGCGAGTGGGGGCGGCGTCCTGTCCTCTGGCGGCATTGAAGATGCGTGCGGCCGTCTGATCGCCCAGCAGCGTCTCCAGGGTTTCATAGTTCAGATCCGGATACCCTCTGGCGAGGCGGGCCATATTGGACCGGTTGCCGCAATTGAGGGCCAGGGCCAGGACCATGTCCGCCGTCCAGTGTTTTTTGCCGTAGGCCCGGTGCAGGCTGGGCGGCAATTCCACGGGCCTGCCGACAGCGTCCTTGAGCATGAGATTTTTGCCGTAGCGCTTCTCCCACTGCCGCACGCTGTCGGCCAGGTGGACCAGATGTGGAGCCATGGCCTGATTGACGGCTTCCACGCGCTCACGGACGCGCTGCTCGCCGCCCAGGATCTGGTCCAGCATGGTTTCCATGGGGCCGGCCTCCCCTTCGCCCGGCACATTGCTGAAGCCGTCGGCCTTGCGGAACTCCCAGCGCAGGGCGTCCACGGCGGAATAAAGCCCGCGCGCGGCGTCCTGAGCCTTGCGGCGCAGGCTGTCCGCCGGGGCATTGGGCATTTCCTTCAGGGGCCGCATGCGCGCCGCCGCCTGGTTGGCCGTCAGCTCCACCCTGGCGGCCTCGCTGTTGCGGGCATCGGTGCGGGCGTCGTAGCCGACATGGCGCAGATAGTGGAGCAGGTTTTCCACCTCCTGCAACTGGGCGGGGGTGAGATCACGCCAGGACTGACGGCCGTTCTGCAGGGCTGCGCCGGTATCGGGATTCACGCCGTCGAGCAGCCAGTCGGCAAAGCTGGGCAGAATGCCCGCCACGTCGTCGCCGGGCAGGGTTTTCTCCACCAGCTCGCGCAGGCTGGAAGCGCCCAGCGTCTGGTCAGGCAGGCCGCGCATATGGGCCAGGCCGTAACGCTCCAGCAGTTTGCGCAAGGCCTCGCGGTGAATGGTGGGGAAAGTTCCGGGCTTGGCGGCCGCTGTTCTGGCGGCCAGCTCAAGCAGTTCGTCGCTGCGGCGCAACTGGTCGCGGGAGGACCAGATCAGTTCGTTGGCCACGCGGGCATTGTCCACAGCGCGCACGGCGGCCATCACGTCGCCGTCCACCAGGGCGCGGGAGCGGTCGCGCAACGCCTTGTCGAGCATGGCCTGATAGCGTTCGGGCGTGATGTCGCGCAGGGGACTGTTGTGCAACATCTGGAAAGCCTGATTGCGGACGACGCTGCGGGGCGTGATGGAGTTGCGCACAAAGCGGTCCTGTTCTTCCACACCGCGGTAGCCCTTGCGGGCGGCGATACGCAGCACCACCTCGTCCACCTTGTCCAGATAGGCGGCGTAGCTCTCGCCGCCGTGCAGCAGGGCATCGGCTTCGGCCGCCCTGTCGTCCTCGGCCAGGCGCTGCTCGGCCAGGGCGACGGCCAGCTTTTTCTTGCTTTCGCCCCGGACCACCAGTGCGTCGTAGAGATCATGGACAAGGGCGTCCGCGTCTTCATAGCCCTGTTCCATGGCGGCCATGTCCACAGGCGAGCCATTGCCCCGGGCGTTGATGATGCCGTGCCGGGCGCGGGAAAGCTCCGCCGTCTGCTCCTCGCCGATGAGGCGGGCGACACCGGCGCGGTCGAGGCCGCCCAGGGATTGCCCCTCCGGCGTGCGCGTGCGCGCGGAGAGGTCGCCCACCATCTGCCAGAAGGGCGACGCATCCAGCCCGGCCAGGGCCTCGGCGTAGTATTCTTTATACCGCATGTTGCGTTCGCGCAGGGTGGCGCGGTCCATGGCGGCCTGCACCTCGCGCTCGGCCTGGCCGCGCATGGCGTTGAGTTCGTCCCACTCGTCATGCCGGAGCTGGCCGCTGCCCATGAAGTCGCTCTCGGCGGCCAGGACATTTCGCATCCCGCGCGTCCGGCGGATCTGTGCGTCCGTGGCCAGCATGCGGTCGAAAACGCGGCGCACGTCGTCGCTGACGGGCAGGCCCAGAATGTCGCGGGCCTGCCCGTACACTTTCAGCAGCCAGGAACGCAGGCGGGCGAAGGCCGCTTCCAGCTTGCGGCTGGGGGCCCTGCCCTCCCTGAGATATTGCTCGAAACCGAGCGCCACGGTTTCATGGAATTTCGTCCATTCTTCCGAGCCCTGGGCAAGCTCGCCTTCCACAGGAACCTGAGCCCATTGGCGCAGGGCGCGCAGATCGGCCCGGGCCTGGTCCAGGGCGTGGAGATGGCCCACGGCACGGCTGACGATGTTGGCGGCGCGGGCGTTGGCGGAAGCATGGTCGCGGGAGAGGATGCGCGCGGCCTGGTGGCCAAACCAGGGCGGGGTCTGGCCGGGCTGGAAGGTTTCGCCCTTTTCCCTGGCCCGGCGCTGCAGCTCCTCCACGGCCGCCGCATGGGCGCGCGAGGCGGCGCGGGCGTCCCGCGCATTGGCGCGCAGTTCGGCAACGGCTGTGCGCAGGGCGGCAATGCGCTTATAGGCCGGGGATTTTGCGGCATCCGCCAGCAATGCGTCCACGGTCCGGCGGACGGCCGGGGCCTCGCCCTTGAGGGCATCAGCCAGGGAGCGGCGCATGTTGCCCAGGGCGATGGAGCCGTCGTCCGCGGCCACGCGCATGAGGTCATCCAGAAAAATATGCGCGGATTCGTGCGGGATGGTGGAGAGATTGGCCTCCTTGAAAATGCGGGCGGCCGCGCTCTCGGGCGAGAGGGTGACGGAGCCCCGGACCACAGGGCCGCCCTGCCCTCCCTCTTGCGGCAGGATATGCAGGTTGACGCTGTCGGCGTCAGGAACTATTCTGTTTTCAACAGGCGCTGTCGCGTTCTGGCGAAGCTCCTGGGGGCCGGCATCCGATAGAGCCGGATCTGCTCCGGGAGCTTCGTATTTTTGACTCCATCCCTCCAAATCCTGGTTCAGGTTGTAGAATTTGTTGCCGTCGGCATCTTCCGCAATCTGCACCCCCACGCGAAGATTTTCGCCCCCCAATGCAACATCGGTTTCCAGCCAGTGAAAGGCGATAATATTATCTTTGCGCTGCTTCCTGAGCTCATGGCGCTCAATGTACGCCGCGCCCTCGATGATTTCTTTCAATTTCGGAAAAAGCCGCCACTTTCTCGGATCCGCGCCGGTGCGCGCCGCTTCGCTCCACCCTGCCTTGGTAAACCTGATTTCTCCCAGATCCTCCCGCTGCGCTGGCGTCTTCTGTAATTTCCGGTACAATTCGCGGGCGGCTTTCTGGTACTCCCTGCTGGGCGCGCCCTCCGGCACGCCCAGCTCATCGCCGCGAACCTCAATGACCGGCGCACGCCGACGGGGTATGGCGGAGGCGTCACCGGGACTCTTGTCAGTGCCGCCCTCTTCAGCTAGTGTGTGTTCAAAGCCACCCTGCTTGAGTTCAGAGACACGCCCCGCCTCGGCGGGCTTGGGTTGAGCCGGAGAGCCGCCGGCGCTCTGATAAAGCGCGGTGGCTTTGTTTTGCCGGAGCCAGTGCGCAAAAGCGCTTTGCGGGCCTTCAAAGGGCCGAAATTACTTTATATTTCATGGTGAATATGCATGAAAACAAGCGCTTATAGTGAAACAAGATCGCGCTTTCAGTGAACAAAAAAACATTGAAAGAAGCAGCATGTTAGCAAATTGCTAGCACCGCTACGGAAGACAAGGGCGGACAGGCCGGACTCGGAGATGATGCGCATTTCAAGTTCTTGTCCTACACCGCTCTCGGACCTGACCGGAATCGGTTCCCGGTCCTTCCACTCGTCGGAGGACTGCTGAATTTTAAGCGCTCCTCATATCTGCCTGAACAGAGTATTCATAACTGTGCAAAATCATTCAACGCGCTCAACTTTGAGCTGGTTGAATGCACCGACGCCAAGGGCGAAAAGCGCCCCCTCTACCTACTTTCCCCATCCCCGCGCTCATCAGAAAAACGCAGGGCATATCTCCCCAGCCGCCTACGGGCGGCTTTTTCGTGCCCGCAATATCCCGTCTTGCGGCAATATCGGCTATTTGTTAGGGATGAGCATGAAAAAAATCATCCTTGCCCTTGCCCTGATCGCGCTGCCGATCATGGCTCTGGCCTCCGGAAATACCACCAATGACAGCTTCAATACCGGGAAAAGGATGCTTGAGCGGCAAGTCTACTTTGACCACCGCGCCTGACCTGCAGGCGCGTATGAGTTGACAAAACTCAATTTTCATCTATTTTTTGCACGGGTACAGGATACGAAATGTCCACTATCGGAGAGGGGGACTGCGTATTTGTTGTGCCCCAACTTAATGTATTTTATGTGCAAGAAGTCTTGGTTCTTTGTGGATAGAGAGTATCCACTAGGCCAAGGCTTTTTGTTATCTGCCATATTTGAGATAATCAAATATCCGTACCACTCTGTGCAGATCTGACCTTTTATTGTTATCTAGGTTATTATAAAGCCCTTTTTGATAAAAGAGTCCTCTCAGATAGGCTTCCAACTCCTCTACATCAATCTCTGATTCCTTGAGATACGGAATCTCATATATGATTTTATGCATATCATTATTAAAACATTTAATGATTCCATTTATGCTTCTCACCTCTATAGTTCTATTCCTTCCTTTTCTATAATTTGAGTTTAGTATAGAATCAAAACTAGCACATCTGTTTGCTTCGCATTCAGGGTATGACCTGTTTGCCTCGTTCAGCAGCATGTTCAACGGCAGGGCCATGTTTTTTCTATGCAAGACAGGAAAAGCATACGTTAGGATGTCGTCAGCAGAGAATTCAAGATCATGTAGAACAACATGTTGATACCATTCTTTCATCGTCATGCCGGACAATCCCCTCAAACCAAACTCCGACGCTTTCCCAATCGCAATCATGAGATCTTCATCTCTTACTCGTGCGTCATCAATATTAGCTACCCGTATTCTGGCCGTAGGTTCGCTAGTCAGCGCAAAAGTATAAAATTCCTGTTTGAACATACGAATAAGCTTGGCAGGAAGAGAAGCCCGTTTTTCAGCAAGTGCTTCATAAATTGCCATAAAATTGTCTGTTCTAATGCCAGTCATATGGATATAGTCGTCACGAATCACTATGGAATGTTCAAAAAATTCTATATCATGTTTATCCTTCTTATGCTCCACATAGATAAAGCGGCGCTGAAGCCTTTGAAGATTTTCCTTCGAAAGACATCTACCAAGCTCTTCCAATATTATACGGATATTAGGGTCATTTATTGAATATCCAATAAATATAATTGGAAACTCAATAAATATAGTCATAAGTTTTGCCGCAAGATAAGGACTGTATTCCTTAAATCCCCTGTAATCTTTATCTGTAATGATAATAGTACCCGGATTGGTAACAGAACCATGTATCTTGTATATCTCCGCCCAGCCCTGGAGCGCGGAGAAGATAAGTTCTTCTTGCCCAACGAAGGTTTTATAATCCTCCATTTCCATCTCAAGAAGGCAGTCATAATTGGTGGTAATAATGCCAGCCAAGCTACGGCGGGAAAGTTCTTTCAATTTTGCCAGCTCGCCTCGCATGGTTTCCACAGGGACGGAATGGTTATCAATATATTGGGCTACCTCTACCTTAAATGGTGACTGCCCATTCTTCACAAACACCTTGTAGGAATCCCTCAGCTGACGGAAAGAAGAATCCTCATACCAAAGTCTGTCAAAATCTTGCATGATGAGTCCGGCGGTAACGGCAAGCAGGATTCCTTCTTTTCCAGAATTTATAAGGCCTTCAGCCCTGCTTATATACTTGTTGAACGCAAACTCATCGTTGCTCATTCTTTGGACAAAAATCTGCAAAAGGCCTTTCCAGTCGGGAAGACCGTAGTATCTCCGAGAAAAACCAGACCCCACAAAAAGGAACGGCGTTGTACTGAAATCTTTTACCAGCGAAGACAGATCCATTTTTAACCTCGCTTTCCGTAGGATATTTCCACACTGAAAGTAACACATTAATATAATTAATAATCATACAGGATTAAGAAGTATTATTAGTAAAACCAAGCAGATTAAGCTTGTGCTACTCCAGGATGTAAATAAATTTCAACCCCGTCAACATCAAAGACAAACCCTATGTAACCCCCGTCAACAAGCACCAGCAACAAGCCATACTGCCCTCATTGGCATAGAAACGAGCCGAGGATGACCTCCATCCCCCGGCCCGTCCTTTTATCCCTCTGTGGTTGTCAAAGCCCCCAAGGCCGTTTAAAATTAAGCCATGAAAAGACTTGTGGGCTGTGCGCTGCTGGCGCTTCTCCTTTTGTGCGTGATTGCGCCGGTGGCTCGAGCGGACACCTCTGCGCCCTCGCAACAACCAGGGAATTATATTCAGATCGGTGTGTTTGAATCTGCTTTTGCAGATAGACCAGGCCTAACCCCACAAGATATAGATGAATCACCGTATATCACAGAACAAGTGATGCTGTCAGAGATAAAAAACAAAAAGAAGAGTATAACTCTAACCATTATTTCTATTTCAATTTTAATATTCATTTTTATATCAATGCGATACTTTTATATAATAAGAGAAAGAAAAAGTTTTAAAATTCTAATTAATTTTTTACTTATCGTAATAATTATATTTTTTATTGATATAATACTTATAGATCATTCATACAAAGAAATAGAAGCAAGTATTGCTACTGAATATAGTCCATACATTCAAGAGTTACGTGAAAAACAAAACCAAAAAATCAAATTTCCAGTAATGGAAGAAATTTTTTCAACGCAGTCAACTAAGCCTTCCCCAAAAAAGAATCAGAACAACGACGAGCTCCGTAATCTCGAAGACAGAATCAAGGATTTCAAAAGAACCATTGATAGCCTTCTCAACTAGCTTTGAGTTCCCTCGGATTTCATGGGGCTCTCTTCTAGACGGAGCCGAAAATTTCTACAGGAGCCTCCCGAAGCTTCTACCGGAATCCCCCACCCCGCCGGATGAATTGCGACGGCGGAAAAAGAAACTCCTGCCCGAACTCCTTTTTCATCTTGCGTTCCGTGCGTCGCAGGGTTCCCGGCGACATCATTTCCCGCACATGGTAGAGCAGCATCCAGTCCAGGGCGGCGCGGGTGTACCAGAGGTTGATGAAGGGCGCGTTACCCATGGCCAGGCGCAACGTGTCCTCTCCGGCATCGGCCATGTCGCCGCGCACAAGCTGGCCGCCCAAGGTGGCCGCGTCGCCGATGAGCCCGCCCAGCGGCCCCACTGCGGTTTCCGCAAAACTGTTGCCGAAACGGTTGACCTTGCCGAAAAGGATGTCTCCGAAAATGCCCGCTCCGCCGGACTGCATCGCGGCGGCCAGCCAGGTTTCCCTGTGGGCCAGACTGCGCGGCTCCCGGCCCTTGGCCAGATCCTTGAGCGTCATGGACGCGTAGCCGAAGGCCACGGAGCTGAGCACAAACCCCATGAGCCCGCCCATATCCCGCGTCAACGCATCCTCGACCGCCCCCGGCAGATTGCGCGGGCCGTAGCGCATGCCTCTCTGCAAATCGCCGCGTACCCAGCGGCGGCCGCCAAGCACGCGTTGCATGTAGGCTATGGGGAAGGATTTGAACTGCATTATGGCCCGCCAGACTTCGCCCGCCCCGGTTCCGGGCCGCGTGCCCTGGCGCATGATGGCGCGGGTAGCGTCGTCCGGCTCAATGATGGCAAAGGCGGTTTCATCGGCCAGCATGGCCATGCTGTCAAAGCGCAGGCTGTCGCGGATACGGGCCAGCTCACGCGCCTGGACGTCCGGCGGCGCGTTCTTCGCATGCTCCGGCAAGAGCGGCGCAAGGTCGGCGTCCGTTAAGTACGCAGCGGCTTCCGGCGTGAAGTAGGCCTTGCCGTCCTCGGCCTGGTGGCTCATTTTGCGCATGGCCTCCCAGCGTTCCGGATCCACCCCGTGGTATTGCAACATGGCCCGGCGCGGTCCGTCCAACTGATCGAAGGCCTTGCCGGACACTTCTCCCAGGTGCTCCGACAACCAGAGCGTATAACCCGCCTTGCCGCGCTCGGTGATCCAGTTCAAACCGCTCCAGCGGAAAAGCTTGTCCTGAAGGTCGGCCAGCACTCCAGGCATGCCGCTGGCGTCATCCCAGCGGGCAACGATGTCGCCGCGCACATGATCCAGAAAGGCCCCGCACTGCCGGGCGACGTCCTTTTCCTTGCCGCTGAATCCCTGGATATACTGGGCAAGGCTTTTTCCTATTGCCCCGGGCCATGTCTCGCCGTTGACGCGCATGGATGCCGCCTTGGTGAATACGTCGGCAATGGCCGAGAGGGACGCGCCGCCCAACTTGGAAAGATTTTGCGACGCGCGCAGCACGGCCCCGACTCTGGCCAGCGTGGGATGCACCGCCCAGCTGGTTTCTCCTGTCAGCTCCGCCAGCCATGCGGAAACCCTGCCCTGGCGGATGATGCCGCCGGAAAAGGCATTGTCCAACTCCCGCATCTGCCGCGCTTTTTCTTCGGGAGTCAGGACGGCGTTGTCCTTGAGCGCGCGCTTTTCATGAGCCAGAAGTCTTTCCAGCGTGTACTGCGGATTTGGCCCCAGCCGTTCCATGAGGGCCAGGGCCCGCGCGTCTTGCTCCAGATGCCGGAGCATGGCGTCGAAAATGTTGCCGCGTCCGTAGGCGTCATGATACTCCAGCGCGCCTTGCGCGTCCTTGAAATGGAGCACGCGGCTCTTGCCCATGCCGGACGCCAGATTGCGCGGGCCGGGGACGGAAGCGCCGCCGCCCGTGAAGTCGCCGGGCATGTGCGGATTCCTGCCCATGGTCAAGGTATCGTACACGCCGTTAAGCAACTCGCGGGCACGGTTTGCGTCCACCAGGCCCACGCCGTCGAAAGTGCGCTCCAGATCAAGACGGGGCAGCATGAAATCAACCCATTTCGCGCGCCCGGCCTCGCCGCCCGCCATAAGCTTATAGGGATCATGGGTCTGCGGCGTCCAGCCGTCCAGTTTGCCGATGTCCGCCCCGGCGGCGTTGAGCCGGACGCGGCTCTGCTCCGTGTAGCGGCTGAAGATGTCGGCAATGGCGCGAGCGTTTTTGTCGCCCGTGCTGTCCGGTTCGCGCATTTCGCGGAATACGCTGTCATGAAAAGCCTTGTCTTCGCGCATGAGGCGCAGGGCCGCGCCGTTGTCGACGGCCTCCAGTTCGCGCAGCATGGGTGATGCCCAGGATTTGAAGATGCCCTGCCGCAAGGCGGATACAGAACGACGCGCTCCGTCAAACCGTCGGGAAACGCCCACCATCAGGGCTTGAATGCCTTCCATGGCCGAAACTCCCTGGGCCTTGGCGGAATCAACGAAGCCCGCAGCCTCGCGGAACTTGACCAGCCCCAGGGCAGTGCGGCGGCGCTGTATCGCCCGCTGGCGCGCCAGGCCTTCGGCGGTGGCGCTCCAGGCGCGGGAAAGGTTTTGCGGCGTCAGGTCGCCGGAGGCTTTCAACCGGGCTTTTTGCTCCAGCAGCATGTCCACGATGTCGAGGGCCTCCAGCTCAGACGCCCCGGCCTGTTTGACGGCGGCAATGCAGTCTCTCTTGTTCAGGGCCATTATTCCGCCACCTCCATGACGCATTCCAGCACGGTTTGCCCAAGTTCCCCGTATCTCTCGACTCTGGCGGCCCGGTCGGCGCCCTCGTGAATGACTGTGGAAATGTCCCGCTTGCCCTTGAACAGGGCAATGAGCGCCTGGCCATCCTCGGGCCGGAAGACGAGGGCCCCGCGCGCGTTGGCCGGATCGCCGTCCGCGGCGTGAAACAGAATCCGCCCGCTGCCGTCATTGACGCCCAGCTTTTCCCGGAGTATGTTCATCACATCACCCCGATTGGTCCGGTGTCCCAAGGCTTCTTCGGAAGTGTCTCTGCCCGGTGCGAGCCGATCGGGGTCAAGACCCCGGTTGGCCGGTCCGGTGTACAACGTTTCCTTTTTGGAGAGCGGGTCCCGGTATAACCAACCGGGGTCGATTATTTCCGTCAGCTCATGGTCATAAAAACGATTCCCGTTATCATCCTCGCGCAGCACAAAGCCCACTACATAGTCATTTCCGTCCAGCCTGACCTTGTTCGCAAAAATATGCGACATGAGGCCGGCTTTTTTCTCTGTGGTCGCAACATGAATGCCGCCTTCCACAATCTGCGGAATGAAGGGCACGGAACGGGCCAGTGGTTCATCAAATCCATGCGAAAGCGAGTTTTCGATACCCTTGGGCGTTACCCGCACATCCCATCCCGTATCCGCATTGGAGACAGTTGTATCTCTGGAAAAATGTTCTTTGGCCCATTCTTTGATATTCTTGCGTAGATTCTTCTTGTCGGCCTCAATCTCCTTCCCCTTGCCGAACCAGTGCGAGCTGTCGGCCTCTAGGGTGGGCATATCCGCGAAGCGTTGGGGAAGGGGGCGCACCATGTCGGCGGGCTGATACAGCGCCCGGCCCGTGTCCACGCCTTCGCCCGTGGCCAGATAGTTTACCATATCGTCCAGGCTGGAGCCTTCCGGCAAAAGCCCGCGCCGGGAAAGCTCCGAAGCCAGACCGTCATTGCTCAGGGTCGCGCGGTCCTTGGCCTTCCCGCCGCTGGTCTTGGCAAACACGCCTCGCCCGTAACGCTCCTCAATGGCCCGTACAACGTCCTGGCCATAGCCCTCACGGATAGCCGCGCGGTCAAGCTGCCCCCAGACGGCGTCGGCAATGGGGTTCGCGCCCCGTCCTTCGCCTGTGGCTTGCCGCAAGTCCGCCGCTTCGCGTCCGGGCGCGTCATATAAAAAGCCCTCGCGTACTGCGGCAAATTCTTCCGGACTCATCTGCCGGAAACCCGCAAGCCTGTGCTCCAGCCACTGCCCCGGCTCCATGCCGTACATGGGGGCCATGACCTCGGCGTGCGCGCCCAGCACGTCACTGAATGATTCCGCCTTCTGGGAAGAGAACCCGGCATCTTCGAGCTGCTTCTGAAACTCGGCTGTCCAGATGCGCCAGCGATCACGCCGGGCGATGCCCAGATCAACTTCATCAAGGAGACCGAAAAAAGTCTCGGCACGTGTCGCCAACGACGCGCCGGGCCCGCCGTCGCGTCCGGCCCGGCTCAGAAAGAAGTCGTCCGGGTTGTCCTCAAAGGCATGCCAGCCGGAATTGAGGAAATTATTGTCCAGCGCGCCGAACTCCGTCGTCACGGCCAAAGCCGCTTTTTCCCGTACATCGGCCTCACGCAGCAGTTCCGCGTGCCGAAGCAGCGCCCGCTCTGCCAAAAGCGCTTGCGCCTGGGCTCGGCGTTTGCCCAGATAGCCGCCGATGCCGCCGCCCAGGGCTCCCAGCCCACCGCCCAGGGAAGCACCGAAGGCAGTGTCCAGCATCACATCGACAAAGCCCACGTCTTCGCCCCGGGCCGCCAGATCGGGCAGAGTCAGCGCGTCGGAGAGCAGTGCGCCCGCAGCGCCCTCCACAATGCCCGCCTTGGCCCCGGCTCCGATGGCCGCTTTCAATCCGGCCTTGCCCAGCAAAGAAGCGGCCCGCACGCCGCCGCCCAGGGGCAGAACGTTCACCGGGTCCGGCAGGCTGCCCAGCAACATGGCCCCGAAAGCCGCCGCTTTCACGCCCGGACCGTAGGCAGCGTCGCCGTTGGCAATGAGTTCTTCCCGGAAGCGCCGCTCATCGTAATTTTCCGACAGGATGCGAGCCCGCGTGGCGGTCATGTCCGGACGATATTGCACCCCCTTGCGATAGTAAGGAGACGCCTTCCACTCATCTTCCGGTATAGCGTGCGCATGACGCAGTTCCGGCATATCCGGAAAGGAGCCGAACATGTCGCGCGCTTCCCGCTGCGGCAGATAGTCGGGATCATACGTGCCCTCGGCCTTTTCGGCGTCCAGAATGGCCTGCTCTTCCAGCACGCGCCCGGGGATGGTCCGGTCAAAGGCCTGGGCCACATGCTCGCCCAGGTATTCCCCGGCGGAAGGTGTCGGCATCAGGGACATTTCGTCCAGTTTCCGGAGGTCGAATGGTTTCTTGTGTGCAAAGGCCAGCTCAAAGATCATTTTCGTCTTCCTCTTCCTCCGAAAGCGCGGCGGCCAAGGCGTCGTTCAGGTCAACCGTCACAGGGCTCCCGTCTTGCCAGAACACGGGATCGCCGGTCCAGGGATCAAGAAGTGATGCGGACAAACCGTTATTACTGGACACAAAAACGCCTTCCCGCGCCAGTGCGCGGCGGTTGGCCATGGCTGTGCGGTCTTTTGCGGCGTCGCCGCTTTTGGGGTATTCCCGCATCAGGCGGGCAGCGATCTCTTCTCGCTGGCTTGCCAACGCAGTTTCGGCATCACTGGCGTCAATATTGGCATTTTTCGGGATCAACAGTAGACAGTTGTCGCTTGTCTCCGAAGACCATGCCTTGTCCAGCGCGCCGGGTTCCATGCCCAGCAGCAAGGCGTTCTGAACGGTTGCTTCCATGTTTTTTGCCAAGTCCCGAAGAACTGTATTTGTAGGGAACTTTCGCGCCATGCCGTAGAAAAAGCTCATGGCACTGGAATTGGCTATGGCATCCCTGGCATTCTTCTTTGCGTCTTCATTTACATTGGGGATATCGGACGGCTTAATTTCAGCGGCTGTAAGCCAGAGTCCAGAATCCTTGTCCGGCAGGATTGGCAGTGCCGGAGCGATAGCCACAACCGATTCCGGCATCTTCATTTCCGTCAACATTCGCTGCGAATATATGCCACCCTGCTGCTGTAATCCCCGGAGGTTCTGAAGCCTTCCCTCCGGCGTGGTCTGCTTGTCATACACCGCGCGCAGGCGCTTGCTCTCCGCGTCCGGGAGCACGCGCGGCGTGAAACCTAGCCCCTTCCCCGTTTCCTCCTGCAAGGCGAGACTGCGGCGCACTCTCTCCTGAAAATCCATTTCTCCCTGCATGGCGGGCAGGATCGCCACGTATCCGGCCGGGTCCTTGATAAAAGCGCTTTTTCTTTTCTCCATCACGGAATCCACTTTCTCGCGCATGGCCACGACAGCTTTAGCGTTGCCCGGCGTGATCAGAGCATCCAGATCGTTCTTGGCGGCAGCCGCCTGCTCCAGCAACGGCAAGCCTTGCGTCCCGTCCAGAGCCGTGCGGGCCTGTTTGGAGACGGCAAGTTTTTCGGACAGCTCTCCGGCTTCCTTATGCGCGCCCATGCCTTCCAGCTTGGCGACGGTGGCTTCAGCGGCCGAAAAATCACCTTTGTCCATGCCGTAGGAGATTTGATTCTCAAAGGCTGATGCGGTAAGTCCCGCTTCCAGCACTCGTTCCCGGCGCGCCGTTCTGATTTGACCCTGATACTTCAGCCGGTCGGCCGGCGTGAGTCCGGCCAGGCCGGGCGCTTGCCGATCTTGCGGGACATACAGGCGTTCCTGGTCCTCGTGCAGGGTTTTGGCGTAGGCGGTGGCGTGTTCCGGGCTGTCGAAGATGCCCAGGTGCTTGCCGGTCTTCCGGTACTGCTCCACGGCCTCTTCGTTGGAAAGGATTTTGCCGTCGTCGCTGACGGTGGGGAGCAGGACTTCCTTGCCGTCGAAATTGGCGGACATGCTGCGCACGGTGCTGATGGTGCCGTCGGCATTCTTGACCACGGGCCGGTTGAACAGGTTGATATTCCCGGCCTCAAGCTGGCCGGGCGCTGGCGCGTCCTTGCCGGTGGCCAGCATGGCGGCGATGTCATCTTTCGAAAAACGCTTACCCACAGGGGATTCGGCAAGGGCCATGCCCTTCATGAGCAAGGCCGCCTGCCCCGGATCGTTCACGTCTATTTCGGCGTCCGGGTCCAGCCCCACGGACCGCAGTGCCGCGACGTATTTGTTCTGGTCATTGCCGTCCGAAACAGGAGCCCATTTGCCCGCCATCCGGCGCGGCGTGGTCAGGCCGTCTCGCGACTGATATGTTTTCAGCTGATCCCATGCCGCGCCGAAGCCTTCCGCATAGCTGCCGAACTGCCGGAAATCGTCCCGTGTGCCGGTATTGGCGCCCGCCTTCTTGAGGTTCAGCGGATTGCGAAACGTCTCCGCAATGGTACCGCCGCTTCCGGTTCCGCCCCCCATCAGCCGTTCAGCCTCGTCATAGCGCCCGTCAGCCAGCATGCCGTCCAGACGCCCCTTGGCCGCCAACGAATCCAATTGCTGAAACATCTCCCGGTTGTCCAGGCCGGGCCGCATGTCTTTGATGCGTCCCTGCAACTGGCCAAGGTTGTACGTGATCAGTTCGGGATTGTCGTAATTCTTGGCTACCAGCGTTTCAAAGTGGGCGAGTTCGCCTTTGAGCACGGAGCCTTCCCAAGTTTCCTTCTGCTGTCGGCCGTAGGCCTGCCCCTGCTCGGTGAAGTGCAGGCCGGTAGCCACGGCTTGCCGCGCAAACATCTGGCGAAAGCGGCCGGAGAATTGTCCGTCCTCCAAGTGCCGCCGCATGGCTTCGTCGGCGAAGCTCCTGAAATGCTCTCCCGCGTTGATGGCGTTCTGCCCCTGGTGTTCCGCCATATATCGGTCGCGCTCGGCGCTCAGATCGCCTTGCATACGCAAAAGCGACTGCGACACCCGCGTGGTTTCCCGGCTGACATACTCCCTGACGCCCACCTCCGTGATCCGCATGCCCGCCTTGAGCATGGCGTCGGTCAGATCGGCGTCGGCGGAGCGCCCGGCGTCGCGGATCAGGGGTTGGGAGAAGCCGGGATCAACGTCTCCGGCCTGAATATGCCGGGGCGGCGCGCTGTACTGCTGAATGCGGATGGCCATGACTTACCTCCTGCTTGCTTTGAGGCCATTGCGGAGAATATTTCCGGCCTGAAGGTTTCGCAGCACGCTTTGACTGCCGCTTACAAAGCCTTTACCGGCCTGGGCCACATCGCCCCCGCCGCCGAATCCACCGGCCAGGCTGTAGGTGCTGATGCCGGAGACCAGGCCGGATACCCCGGCGGTGAGCAGGGACTGCCCCAGGTTCTTGACCGTGGAGCCGTACCAGGAGGCCGCGTTCTCGTAATTCTGGGCGCTGGCCTGCCGGGCCTTGACGTTCTCGCGGGTTTCCCATTCTCCCACGGCTTTCTGGTAGCGGTTGGCCCCATAGTCCGCGGCGAAGCGGTTGGCGTTGCCCTCCAGGGAAGCCGCCGCGCTGCCGCTGGACATGTCCACGCCCAGCGCGCCGAGGTTCGCCACATTGCCGGACTGCACGTCGGCGTATTCCCGGCGCAGGGCCGAGCGCTCGCGGTCCAGATTTTCCGCCTCAATGCGGCCTTTCTCAGCCGTCATCTTGGCCTGATTGCGCGCGGCCGCCGCATTGGCTTCCAGCTGGGCCTGCTGGTATTTGGCCTGGCGGTTCTGCTGCCGCGTCTGCGACAGGCTGGAAAGGGCGGAAAGCCCGCCCATGGTCAACGCAAGCGCGGTGGCGCCCATCTTAGAACCCTCCCATTCCGGAATACGGAGAAGCATCCACGGCTGTGGAGATGGCCAGAACAGTCAGCGGCGCAGGGCTGTTCACTTCCAGGACAAGCGGCGACTCGTCGGCCCAGCCGCCGCAGACGTCCAGGGCAAGGTCTGTCCCGTCGCTGAAAAAAGGCTGCGTCCGGAACGCCCCGGAGCGGATATGTCTGTCCACAATAGGGGTAAGGTTTCCTTCCAGCCCGGCCAGGAAGGACATACTGCGGTAGGTTCGGAGCCGCACGGCGGAAATTTTGCGGTTGTGCATCATGCTTGAGCCCTGTGGGGTCTGAATTTCAGGCAGATTGGGCACAAGGCGCGACGTGTACGGCAGGCCCGCATGCACGCTGGACGCGGGCCGGGGCAGGGTCAGGCCGCCGTCCGCATCCACTGCCAGGCCGTCAATGGTTCCGCCGTCGGCAAAAACCTGAACCGTGCGTCCGGCAAGATGATCAAGCCCGCTGAACCGCGTGACCGCCGCGCCCTGGTAATTGAGCGCGCTGTCCAGGAAATAGGCTTCCGCCAGCTCATCGGAGTCAAAGAAGCTGTCCAGCCGTTCCACACAAAGCCCGCAACCCCGCCGCACCAGAAACCAGGTCTGGTCGTCGGGCGTGCCGGGCATGGCGGCCACGTCCTCAAAGCGCCCGTCCGTGTCGTGGCGGTGCCAGCCCATGACGTCCTGTTCCGGCATGTAGGTGAGTCCGGCCAGGGTGCCGTCGGAAAGCGCGCACCAGAGCACGGCGTAGGGCTCCTGCTGGAAGGCCCAGGCCGTCACGACCGCGTCGCGCAGGATGTGCCGGGCCAGAATGGTAACGTCCTGGCCCAGATATTTGTCCGCGCTGTAATTGTAGGCGAACTGGCGCACAGCCTTGCCGCCGCGCTGGAGGTAGAGCACGCCGCCGCCCACGGAAACGGCCTGTGTCGCGTTGTCGCCGCCGTTGGCGGTCTGCATTTCAAAGCTGACATTGGAGGGCGTCAGGGCCACGCCCTCACCGGCTGAAAGCGTCCATTCGCTGCCTTCGGTGCCGAAGGTCAGGGACTGACGGTCCGGCTGCAGCCAGACGATGCGGTTGGCCTGGGTGGCGGCCAGGGTGGCTTCAATGGCGTCGTCATCCTTGGGCGGGGTGGACGCGGCCATGATTTCAAAGTCACCGGGGCGCGAGAGCCAGATGGTAATCGGCCTGTTGGCCGTAGCGGCCCAGCCCAGACGTTGCTGGTGAAAAAAGACCTGTGAAGGCCAGTCGCCTTCCGAAGCGAACGGATTCTTGTGCTCGGGCGGCGTGTCCTCGGTGTCCGCGCCGATGTTCTCATCGTCAAAGGAGCATTCCGCGTCGGACCTGCCGATATAGCCGAACACGCCGTATTTCTTTTTGTACACCCGATAGTAGGCCGCACCCTCCACGGCGGGCCAGGCGGCGCGGATGATGTAGCTCACGGAATTGAGGGCCTTGGCCGTGATGCTGACCTCGGCTCCGGCGCCGGATTCCTGCCCGGTCTTCTCATCCACGGCCGTAACGGCATAGGTGTAAACGCGCGTGGCGTTGTCGCCATTGTATCCCCGGTCGATGACCTGCAGGCTGACGTTGTCGGGAGCGGCGATGGCCGGCACAAAGGCCAGCTCGCTCCAGCGCCAGTCGTCATCGGCATGGCGGGAGAGCCTGCGCGGGGCATAGCCCTGATGGGCGAGATAGACCACGTCCGCGGATTGGGCAAAGCGCAGCTCGTGCAGGTCGCCGACGGCATAGGGGGATTCGAAAACCTTCGGCTCACCGTTTTCATCCGCCACCAAACGGCCATCCGGAAGCCAGACGCGCAAGGTTTTATCTCCGAATTCCAGCATGCGCCCTTGCGTCGCGGAAAAGACAAAGGGAATCAGGCGCGCCGCGTCGCCGTGCGCCATGCCTAAAAAGCGCGTGCCGGGCCTGCGCGTGACGCCGCCCTGGGGCATGGGAACAAAGTTGCGCATCTCGCGCGCGCCGGTGCCGTAGCGGGGCTGATCCACCCTCCCGCGCATCAGGGGGGTGATCTCGCCGCCGTTGAGGACATTCTGAATGTGATATAAGGGCATATCAAACGCTCCTGTAACCCTGCTGTCGCCATCCGTAAGGCTCGAAGACTCGCCGACGGCTGCCGCAGCGGGGCTGATCCACCCTCCCGCGCATCAGGGGGGTGATCTCGCCGCCGTTGAGGACATTCTGAATGTGATATAAGGGCATATCAAACGCTCCTGTAACCCTGCTGTCGCCATCCGTAAGGCTCGAAGACTCGCCGACGGCTGCCGCAGCGGGGCTGATCCACCCTCCCGCGCATCAGGGGGGTGATCTCGCCGCCGTTGAGGACATTTTGAATGTGATATAAGGGCATATCAAACGCTCCTGTAACCCTGCTGTCGCCATCCGTAAGGCTCGAAGACTCGCCGACGGCTGCCGCAGCGGGGCTGATCCACCCTCCCGCGCATCAGGGGGGTGATCTCGCCGCCGTTGAGGACATTTTGAATGTGATATAAGGGCATATCAAACGCTCCTGTAACCCTGCTGTCGCCATCCGTAAGGCTCGAAGACTCGCCGACGGCTGCCGCAGCGGGGCTGATCCACCCTCCCGCGCATCAGGGGGGTGATCTCGCCGCCGTTGAGGACATTCTGAATGTGATATAAGGGCATATCAAACGCTCCTGTAACCCTGCTGTCGCCATCCGTAAGGCTCGAAGACTCGCCGACGGCTGCCGCAGCGGGGCTGATCCACCCTCCCGCGCATCAGGGGGGTGATCTCGCCGCCGTTGAGGACATTCTGAATATGGTAAAGGGGCATCAGAAAACCATCCGCTCTTTAAGGAAGGAGGACCGGCAGACGCGTTCGGGCCGCTGCATGTCGTTTTCCACTTTGGCCCGGTCCAGGGCACGCTCGAACATTTCCAGATAGTCGCGGGCATTGCCGCCGCCCTGCTGCACGTAGGGGGCGATCTCCAGGGCCACGCGCCAGGCCAGGGCATCGGCGAAAGCGTCCGGGAATGATGCGGCTTCGGAACTGACGTAACTGACAATCACGGCGGCGGCATCCGCTTGCAGGGCATCTCCGGCCAGGGAGTAGCAAATATGCTGTTCCCCGCCGTCCGCCGCGGCAGTCACCACCCGCAGGCAGTCGGCGGGCAGGGGCCAGGCGTAACGCCAACCCGGCGCCGGGCTTTCCGTGCCTCGGGCCAGGGCCGCATGCCGCATGGCGAAGCTCCACGGATGCAGGGACAGGCAGTAGGCCAGGACCCGGTCATAAGCGGCGGCAGCCGTTTGAGCCGCGGGCGCATCCTGAAAAGCGGCGGTGACACCCTGGGCCCCCACGCGCATGAGGGCCGTATTGATGATGCTGGTACGGTTGTGGCGCATAGCTAACTTCCCCTGTTCAGATCTTGCCAATAGCATACAAATGAATTACATTTTTCAAGGAGGTGAACATCATGAACAATCTTGTACAGGCGCGCGTGGATCCCGCCCTGAAGACCCGAGCGGCAGTGGTGCTGGGCGAAATGGGCCTCTCGGTTTCGGACGCGGTACGTATTCTTCTGACGCGCATCGCCCGCGACGGACGCTTTCCCCTGGAATTGATTCCCAACGCCATGACTGAGGAAACGCTGGACAAATCCGCACGCGGCGAGGATGTCCACACGGCCGCTGACGCTGACGATCTTTTCAGACAATTGGGCGTATAAGACATGCGCGTTGCGTATTCGGGCCGGTTCAAGCGGGACGTGAGATTGGCACAACGGCGGGGCAAAGACATGGGCAAGCTCAAGGAAACCATGTTCCTGATCATGGAAGGCAAGCCTCTGCCGGGACATTGCCGTGAACATATGCTCGCGGGCCCATGGAAGGGCGTTATGGACGCCCACATGGAACCAGACTGGCTTTTGCTCTACACGCGCGGCGACGGCTTTGTGCGTTTTGAGCGCACGGGCAGCCATGCGGATCTGTTTGCATTGTGAGTATGCCCCGCCCACGCGCACAAGGGCCGCAGTGCTGCCGATGCGGTTCTGACGCATGAAACTCTTCTGTTGGCAAGGGTTGATATTATAGCTAATCTGGGGCATCGGAGGCCGCATGCTGCTGTTTGACACCGGAAAGAAGCTCGAAAAGGCGTTCACCAAGGAACAGTTCGACGCGCTGGTGGAGGTGTTGGAAAAACGCGACGGTTCGCTTGCCACCTCGCAGGAAGTGAGCGACGTCAAGACCAACCTCAAGGGTGACATTACCTCCGTCAAGACGGAACTGCGCGAGACGGAGTTGCGCCTACAAAAGGAAATTGAAGTGGTGCGCGGCGAAATCAAGAACACGGAAATGCGCCTGCTGAAAGAAATCGAAGTGGTGCGCGGCGAAATCAAGGGCACGGAAATACGCCTGCTCAAGTGGCAGATCGGCGGCTGGGTCGCTTTGGCCGCCATCATGGCCAAGGGTTTCGGCTGGCTGGGTTTTTGATTACGCATCTTTCCCCCATCTCGCGGTAGCCGTTAGCGGCTCTGCCGCTTACGGATAGCGACAGCAATTTCCTTGCGTCGCATACAGAGTAGCCAACTGCTGTCTCCATCCGTAGTTAGCGTTGCTGTCTTTATCCGTATGGCTCACAAGGTTCGCCTACGGCTAAAGTTCCTTCGTCACAACGGCTGGAGCAAGGTGGCTCCGATGGCAAGGTTTTGCGGGACTACGCGCATGGCGACCTCTTACAGCCCCAGCGCCTTGAGAATGATGCCCGCCATGCCCTCGCCCTGGGCTTCGGCCCAGGCCCACAGCCGTTCGGCTTCGCCCAGGCTGATGTCTTGCGGCCCGGGCGCTTCGTAAACCCGTTCCCACTGCCCGTTTTCCCGGTTGTAGCGGCCCTGCGGCATGTCCGCCGGTCTGTCGGCGATGGCCGTGTCGCGGCCCGCGCGCGGCGTTGCGGCGCAATACATTTCATCCTCGGGCGTCAGCCAGGTAAGAATTTGCATCACACGCCCCTCCGTTGCAGGCTGAGATAGTAGTTGGCCTTGTTGCTTTGCGTATTCACGGACGGCGAGTTCCAGTACGCGCCGTTGTATTGGCTGACGGCATGGTTTCCCGTGACCAGCACCACGGCGTCGCTTTTGCGGTACACGATTTCACCGGTGACGTAATACCCGCTGTTGTACCAGCCGGACATCTCACCCAGCCTGCGCTTTCTGACCTGGTAGTCGTGCTCTTCCTCCACAGAGCCGTCCACGGAAAAGGGCAGATTGCCGAAGGGAACCGGGATTTCAGCCTCCGTGTTCACGCCCAGCGGGACGGGGCCGATGGTCCACGCCCCGCCCGTGGCGTAGCTGGAAATGCCCAGTAGCTCGGGCCGGGCGTCACGGAAGGTGAAGGTAAGCAGGACCGACGTGTAGTTGTAATCTTTGAAAAACGGCACTTCATCCTTGGGCAGAATGTACAGCTGGTACTGCCGATATGGCGTGGGATCACTGATGGCGAATGACTTGTAGCCGCCGAAATAGGGGGATGTGCCGTTGGGCGCTACGTATACGCCCGCCCCGAGCAATGCTCCGTCATCAATAAAAGTGCTGCGGTCGATCAGCACATTCCATGCTTCCTCATCAGCGTTGCGGCCTGACAATCTGAATTTGCACAATGAGGAGTTCCAATTGCCGCGCGTGTTTACAAAGTCAAGCATGCTTTCAAAGGCCAGGGGCTTTTCAAGCATAAATTCCACGGCATGCGTCGCATCATTTGTTCCCCCTGACAAAAAGGCATGTGCGCCGCCGTAGCCGAGATTGAACAGGCTGCTTGCCCCCGCATTGCCGTCATAACTGCTGTCGGTTTTAAAATCCGTCACCCATTTGGTGGGTTGAAGATGATAGGTGCCCCTGGGCTGGTCGGTCATGAGGTGCTCTTTTCGCCCGGTATCCACATGCCCCACGGGCAGCATGGGCGTTTTCAGCCACACGCCCGCCTCCGCTTGCCATTCCTTGACCACCCCTTCGGCGGCGTCGTACCACAGGGTTTTGTCGGGAATCGGGCCACGGTTGAAAGCCGGGGACACGGCGTAATCCCGCCCCTGGTACAGGGCCGTGCCCAGGGTGACGCGCAGATTATTGAGATGCCCGTACCATTGGTGGCTGCCCGAGTGTATCCAGCGGCCCAGAAACCAATAGCGGTAATTGGGATTGCAGAGCGACACATAATTGAACGCGCCGAGGCAAACGCCGTCCACATGGATGAACAGGTTGGAATCGCGCTGGCTCACGGAAACCGTATGCCATGTGCCGTCAGCGGCATTGAACGGCGCGTGGTAGCACCAGTTGCTGATGCTTTTGCTGCCCCAATGCAGGGCCAGGCATTTTTTGCGGTTGTGATAGGCCAGCGCCCAGCCCCGGCTTGCAGAGTAGCCGTTGTCAAAGAGGATAAAATAATCGTCGGTCGTTTCCGGGGCCGGTCCGTTCCACTTGAAATCCAGCTCCACGGTGCATTCGTTGCTGTAGGGATGGGCGTTTTTGCCGAGCAGGGCCGCCGTCAGGTCGGCATTGGGGCCGATCCAGTTGTCAACGCCCGTGAACCGGTAGCTGGAGGCCGCGCCCCGTGGCTTTTCCGTGGGGTCCACCCGCACGTTCTGGAAGTACAGCGGATGGTTCCAGGCCCCCTGGTTCATCTCGAACATGCCGTTGGGCACGGGATCGTAGGCCACGGTGTGCCGGGATTGCAGCAGGGCGAAACACTCTTTTTCAATGTCGCCGCGCGTGCCGTAGTGCAGTTTGCGGGTGTCCGCGTACAGAAAGGCCGCATTGCCGGGCAGGGGCACGGCCCTGTCCGCGTCCAGATTGTCCGGAAGTCGGCCGGTGCTTTCATCGGCCGGGACGACGTAGATGTAATTGCGGCTCATTTCCGCCAGCTTGCGCCCGTCAAAAACCACATGCTCCGTGACTTTCACGGGCCGGTCCAGGGTGCGGGCCGTGCCGTCCGCGCTCAGGCCGCAGGCCACGGAGGCCGCAAAGGGCGTTTCGGGCGTGGCGTACAGGGCCGGGTCATATTTGTGCAGGCCGGGAATGACCGCCTCGTACAGGCGGATGACGGCAAGCTGCGAGTACGCGCCGCCGTGGTTGCTTTCGATATTGATGCGCACGCGCCGGTAGGCCGTGGCATTTTCCGTGAACCAGTACATCCGCCCGTTGTCCTTGAGATTGTCCGAACTGCCGCGCAGGGCCTGGTCATTGTCGCGGCGGTAGATGTCCTCCCAGAGGCCGCTGCTTTCATTCCAGCCCTGAAGCTGCCATTTCCGGGGGAAACATTGCGGCTCGTTATCCCGGTTCTGGAGATAGAGGCCCGTGAGCACGTGCGCCCGGTCGGCAAAGGCGTATTCCCACTGGCCGCTGGTCACGGTGTTGGGCGTCAGCCAGCCTTGAGCCTGGTAGACAAGCTGGTTGCGCAGGGGCCTGGTGGCCCGGTGTGAGGCGCTGTATTCCCCGCCGGCGCTGACCGTGCCGCGCTTGCTGATGTACACGCCGTCCTCGTGCTGCATGTCAATGAATTCCTGGCCGACGAGGTAGGCCGGATAGCCGTCCTTTTCCCGGCCGGAAAGGATGACGTTGCGCAGGCGCTGGGGATTGGTGCCTTCCATGCCTTTCTGCCAGGCGCTGAGACCCAGGTTGTCCCGCGCGCCCTGGGCCGTGTCGGCCCCGGTGCCGCCGTGCGCCACGGCCAGGACGCCGTGCCGGATGCCGGAGGCGTTGACGCGCGGGGCGTTTTCCGTTGCGTCGATTTCCAGGCCGTCGCCCGTATTGAGGTCCAGGGTGCCGTCCTCCATGACGGACAGGCCGTGACGGGGTTTGACGCCGCCGATGTGCCCGGGCGTGGCCGGGCCGTTGTTGCCGGCGTCCTCGGCGCGCCCGGCCCAGTACTCGGCATCGGCGGCCGCGCCCGCCGACTGCCCGGCGCTGTTTGCCGCGTTTGCCGCGCTCCGGGCCGCCCGCGCGGCGCTGTCGCCCGCGGCCCCGGCGGAGGCTTCCGCCGCGTCCCGGGCGGTATAAATATCCCGTGCGACACTTTCCGGACTCTCCTCGGAGGCCGCCGGAACCTTGACCGCCCGGTCAAGCTCGGCCTCCAGTTGCCGGATCATCTGCACCTGGCGGTCGAGCTGCGTTTCCAGGGCCCCGGTGTCCACGTCCGTGGTGGCGGAAAAGTCCGCCTCCTGGGTTGCCGGGATGGCGGAAGCCACGGCCAGTACCGCCTCTATGGGAACAATCCCGGCAGAACCCAACGTGACAGTCCCGCCGCCGGAAGACAGTACGGTCACCGTATACTCCGCGCCCGGAACCAGCGCCGTTTCCGTTCTGCCGTCCGTGGAAAAGGTTACGCGCACGTCCTTTTCACTGTAGATGGGAAAGGGAACGGCATAGGACAAGACCCCGGCGGTTACGATGTAGCGGACAACGACGCTGGTCTGGGCAATCATGGGAATGCTCCTAGCGGGCCAGATAGTTAAGGAAGACGTCCACCTTGCCGGTGGCCGCGCCGTCCGTGGTGAGCTTAATCTTGGCGAAGGCCGCCATGTCCGGCAGCACCAGCTTTCCGATGGTCTCACCGTCTCCAAAGATTGTGGCCGCACCGGCCCCGCCGCTGACGCTCATTTCGGGAGCCCCCGCAATATCAGCGAACGCGCCGCCCTCGGCGTCGCTGCCCTGAATGGTGACGGTCAGTTTTTTGGCTGCGGGAATGCTCACCGCGCCGTCCGCAACCAGCGTGACGGCAAGCGCCCCGTGATGCTGCCCCACGGCCAGGGCGTTGGCGCACACGACGCCGGCGGAGCCGGGCAAGGTGATTCCTTTCTCGAAATACTGGTCATGCCAGCGGTTTTCCGCGCCGTATCCAAAGGTCTTGTTCATTCTTCCCCCTCCTAATTGACGGCGGCTTCCGTGCCGTCGGGCAGATTATAGGAACCCACCAGCCTCACGCCGTTGATGTCGCCGATGACGGTCTTCATGGAGCCGTCGTTGACGGTCATCTGCAGGTATTCCTTCTTGATGGAGCTCATGGTCTTCTGCAGGATTTTGTGGTGGCCGAAGATGTAGGTGTTTTCCGCCGTGCCGCGCACAGCGGCAATGGCGTCTTCCAACTGGCCCAGGCCGGGCAGGTTATCGGCATTGACGTTGACGATGGCGTGCACCGCGCGTTCGGGCGCAAGGTTCTGCCAGCCGAAACGTCCACGGTATTCGACGCCGTAGCCCAGCACGCCTTCCTGGCTGCGCAGGTGATAGAGGCTGCCGCCGTTGATGGGCGTGATGTCCACCAGGCGACCCTGGTTGAATCCCGTGGGATCATAGATGCCGATATTGATTTCCTTGTCGAAACGCACCACCAGGACGGTATAGGCGTTGCTCGCGGCCTTGCCCTTGCTGACGAGTTTCCTGGCCAGAGCGGCCTTGCGCCAGTGGTCGCGCCAGATGGCCAACTCGGTGTCGCTGCCCGCCTTTTTAAGGATGGCGGATTCGCGCCGGGCGAAATACTTGGGCGCGCCGCCGAACTGGTCGGCCTTGTCCTTGCTCACTTCCATCTCGCCGCCCAGCACGGAGACGTAGGTCTGGCGCAAATTGGTGTCGGCCTTCATGCTGGGCAGGGGCGCTCCCAGTTCGCCGAAGGCCGGGCCCTGCACGTTGGCCAGCACTTCTTCCACGTTCCAGAGGCCGTGCGTGGCCGGAATCCATTTGAGCATGGCCAGGATGGGCGACTCCTCGGTGAGGTAGTCCACCAGTTCCGGGCGCTTTTTCGCCTTGTCCAGGGCGATTTCCTTGAGAGTCTGCGGGATCATGTCGGGCATGGTTGGTCACCTCACTTATTGAACATGCCGTTGTAGGTTTCTTCGGCCGTTTCCGGTTTGTCCGGGGCCGGGGCGGCCCGGCCGCCGGAAAGGGCGTCCGTGGAAATAAGCGTGCCGATGGCGTGAAAAGCCTCCACCAGCACGGGATTGTTGTTCATGCCGCTGAAAGCCATGGTTTCGGAAAGCCGCCCGCCCATGCGCTTGTCCAGGGCCACCACGGCCTTGAGAGCCTTGGCGCTGTTCTCTTCAAAACGGCTGCCCCAGAGCTTTTGCAGCTCGGCCTTGCCTTTTGCCATGACCGCGTCCGTAATTTCCTTGTTGGCGGCCAGTTGCCAGTCCAGCAGCGCCTGGGCCTGAACAGGCGTGATGCCCTTGTCCACGCAGAACTGGCGGAAATTGTCGCGCACGCCTTCGTCCACCTGAATGCCGTCGGGATAGTCCAGCTCCACATCCTCGGGTTTGAGCGCGGGCGTGTAGGACAGGCCGCGCTCAAGGGCCCTGACGGCATCCTCTTCGCCCGCCACGTCCTTGAGCTTGTCGGCCCAGGCGGCGGGGAGAGAGCTTCGCCAGTCTTCGGGATGATGCTCGGCGGCGCGTTCCTGCGCCGCACTCGTTCTCGCTTCGCCGGAAAGCGTGGTTTCCGGCTCGCTCCGCTGCGCGGATTCTCCGCCTTCCGGGGGCGTCGCGCCGGGGATGATGTCTTCAGGCATGAGTTTCCTCCTGTTTTAGAGCAATTTCAAAATGAAATTGCTCTGGCGGCTGCGTGAGCAGACGCCCGCCACGGAGGCGTAAGCGCAATTTATTTGCGCGGTTAAGCGCCGGAGTGGGCGTCTTAAAAACTTTGAGAATGTCAATTCTCAAAGTTAATCTGCTCTAAAAGTTCAGCGCCGCCTATGCCGCGCAGTTCCGCCAAAAGCCGCAGACAGGCCGCGGGATGGGCGGCCGCAACCTGGTGCAGCAGCCAGTCCGCCGCGTTGCGCAGGCGCATGTCGGTTTCATTCTTCATGGGGGAACCAGCCCCCAATTCATGCAGCAAGCGGGCAAAGACGCGGCAGCCCGCTTCCGTGTCCAGCACGTCGCGCAGGTCCACGCGCGCCTGGCGGGCTTCATCTTCCTGAGATTGCCGTTCGGCGGCCACCTCTGCGGGCGTCTTCATGCGGACTCGCCTCCCTGCGTTGTTCCCAGAACCTCACCGGCCACAGTGCCCTGCGTCTTCACATTGCCCAGGGCCGCCACCTGTTGAAGCATCCGCGCTTCCGCCATCTGCTGCTGTTGAGCGGCCTGCGCTTCAGCCCGCTGCTGCCGCATGGCTGCCACGGTTTCATCGGAGCGGACCACCGACGCGGGCACGCCCAGACGCTGGGCCAGCTCGTCAATGGCCTGCTCAAAGTCGATCTTGTCCGCCAGGTCCGGTACGGCCCGCAGCATGGGCGCGGCCAGTTCGAAAAGGCTCTGGATGGCCACGGCCCCGCTCTGCTCAAGCATCTGAGCCATGGGCGACTGATAGGAGACATTGAGCGAGGCAAAGGGCGAGAGGCCGTCCGGCGGCCCGGGCAGCAGGCCGTATTCCTCCAGCAGGCCGAAAGTGTTCTCCAGCACGGGGGAGAGGATGCGCGGCTCATAACCGGACACCGTGGGGCCCATGAGCTCGGCGCTGCGTCTGCGGCGGTCCATGTACTCGGTCATGGTCATGCCCGCCGGGCGCGTCTCCAGGCTCATGCTGGCGAAGATGTTGGCCATCATCACGTCTTCCAGACGCAGGGAAATCTGGCTGATCTCCTCCTGCACATGCTGGACGGCCGGGCCGAAATTGACTTCATAAAGCGGTTTGAGGCTGTCCGCGCCGAAACCGCCGGAGGGGATGACGGCACCCGGCGAGGTGTCCACATAGGCCTTGAGCGGCCCTTGCGACACAAGCACCGGGTCGATCATCTTTTCCACGCCCACGGCCTTGCGCAATTCCCATCCTTCAATGCCTTTCTGGTCGGCAAGGGCCTCGTCGCCGGGCCCGGTGCCGTACACGCCGCGCGCTTCCTCCCAGACGGTGAAAAAGAAAGGCATGGAGCGGAAACCGCCCACGTCCAGAAAATCGGCCGCGCCGCCCTCCTCATACCACCAGGAGCCCCAGGGCATGTTGCTCCGGTCAGCGCGCTCCGGATCGCGCGCCGTCCGGCGCTGGACCACATGGCGCACGGCTACGGGATCATACGAATCCTTTTTCAGCTTCTGGCGGCTTACGTCGGAAAGACGGTCCTCGCCGAAACGCCGGGCCAGCTCGCGCGGGGTCATCAGCAGGCGGCGGGCCACGGCGTCAAGATTGCCGTCCTCGTCCAGGGCCGCGCAGTACGTGCCGCAGGTCTGACAGAAATAGCGGGCCACCGTGCGCGGGCTTTCCTCGCAACCCAGGAGAGCGCAACCGAAGCCCAACAACTCCTTGTTGAAAGAATGGATGGCCCGATAGAAGCCCCCGGCGGAAAGCACGGTGCGCAGCATGTTGTCGACCGTATCCACATACTCGTTGCCGCCCGTGGCCTCACGGTCCCGGCGCAGCAGAAAGGCGTGCTTGAACCAGGGATTGCCGGCCGGAGTGATGGCCTGGGTCATGCCCGCGGCCGCCTTGCGCAAGGCGCGGTTGGCCGCCGGATTGAACAGGTTGGACTCGCGCAGGCTTTCCGTGTCCTCACCCTGGAAGAGCCCGCGCGAGGGCAGGATCAGCCGCCCCAGTTCGCGCTGTTGGGCCAGGCGCTTGGCGCGCAGGCTTTCCAGATGGCCGACGAGTTGCTTGACCTCTTTCAAATCCATGCGCGCAACCCTCAACCGTCCAGGCCGGAGCGCCCCAGCAGGGACGCGCCCGCACTGTCGGCGCCGCCGGTAACGCCCAGGGGCGACGTGAGCAGCGTGCCGCCCATCTGCCGCCGCTGGCGCAGCTTGCGCTTTTCCTCGTCGCGCACATTGGAGGCTTCGGCTTCCTGTTCCGCCTCGCGCGGCGCGGCCTCGGCCTCGTAGACCACGGGAGCCGGAGCGCTGCTCTGGCCGCCGCCGAAAATGGATGAAATCACACTGCCCATAGTTATGCCTCCTGTTTGTTCATAAAATCTTCCTGCGGTAGCCGTTAGCGGCTCTGCCGCTTACGGATAGCGACAGCAATTTCCTTGCGTCGCATAGAGAGTATCCAATTACTGTCTCCATCCGTAGTTTCCTTCGTCACAACGGCTGGAGCGCCGCAGCACGGCCATGAAGCCGTCGCGGCAGCGTGACGGGTTATGGACGCCGGGCATGTGGCAGGCTTTGGGCAGCAACACCGGCTTGCCGAAACCCCAGGCCTTGGCCGCCCTGGTCACAGAGCGGTAGTGCGCGGGCCAGACGGCCAGCAGCCCGGCCAGCGGCCGCGCCCGGAACAGATGCGCGATGGCCTGACGCCCGAGGTTTTTCCAGTCCGGCCGCGCCGCCTTGAAGATGCAGAAATGCACGCAACCGCACAGGCCCATGACAGGATTGAGCCAGACGGCTCCCGCAAGGGCATTATTCCGGTCATGGGCCAGCCAGCAGAGCGCATATTGGGGATTGACGCATTCCAGCCAGTCCAGCAGGCAGGGATCGACGCGGTTCCAGATCACGGCCCGCGCGATGCCTTCGGACTCCATGCGCTCAAAGGGCAGACGGCGCAGCGCGGGCGTGTCGGCCTCCACGAAGCGATATGTCACCATGACGCCCCCGATCCGGCCGTATAGCCGTATTTGAGGCCGTGGCGCTCTCCATTCAGCGCCCGGTTGGTTTCGCGTATGCGGTCCAGTTCTTTTTCCACGGCGCTACGGCCGTCCGCCCCGTCGGGAAAGGGCACGTTCACTTCCGGGTCCACGGCACGGGACAGACAGTCGAGCATGTCGTCATGGATGCAGACCGGGAAACTCTCATATTCTTCCTCCACAAATTCCCTGGTGAATTCGCGGATGCGGCCTTCCCCGTCGCGGAAACTGGCCTGTGCCGGAAGAAAAAGCCGTCCCTGCTCAAACCACGGAATCAGCCGCCTGATGCGGTCGATTTTGGCTGTCCTGCCGCCAAGAGGGCGGATGGCAAAATGGTAATTGAGCCGGTCCATTTCGCCCTGGATATGCTCGATGTCCGATTGCAGGCCGTACTGCTCATAGCCCACAAAGAGCGGATCGAACTCCCGTGCCAGACGGAACACCGTTGCTGTGCGCTCAGTGAGATTCAACCGGGAGCGCTCGGCGTGAATGAGATACAGTCCCTTGTCCACGTTCCAGCCGACAACGCAGAATACGGAATAGTCGCCGGCCTTTTTCTTGCTTCCTGCGGGGTCCACAAGGATGGCGCGGTTCATGGGCCGCCAGAGATTTTCAGCGGGCCGCCAGTAGCGCAGCCATTCCGTGCGGAAGCCGTCCGCCTTGTCGGCCAGCGGGTTCTGCAGCATTTGGCAGGCAAAGACGTAAGGCCCCATGTCGCGGCGCTTTTCATCAAGCACCTCACGCGGCAGCAAAACGGGTTCGCTCTCAAATGTGCCGTCGCTGGTGGCAGGATGCAGCCGCACGGACACGGAGCCGGACTTGATAAGCTCGGCATAGGTGTCATTGGCGTGATAGCGCGTGCCGATCATGCGCCGGGCCCCGCCGCGCGCACCCAGGTTGAGCGAGAGGCGCCAGGCTTCGGTGGTCTTGGCGATCTGCTCCGGCGTGCTCACGCTTTCCAGCGTCACCACGTCGTCATAGATCAGCAGGTCGAAATGCTTGCCCGTAGGCTGGCCGTCCACCAATCCCCAGGCTTCCACGGTGTTTTCCTTGGGATTGTTTTCCCGCCGCACCACAATGCCGTTGTCCTCGCTCCAGGTGCGGGATTCTCCCCTGCCCGGCGGGCAAATGTGCGGGAAGAGCTCTCGCAAAAGTCGGTTTGTCTCGAACTCACGCTTGATCTGGCGCAAAAAGGCCTTGGCAATGGGGCGAGTGTGGCTGAAGATGCCCACGGTCAGAGCGGGATTGTTGAGAATGTTCTGAATGGTCAGGCCCACGGTGATGATGGTGGACTTGTAGTGCTCGCGCGCCCAGAGATCCAGGCAGCCGTCCGGCACGGCCTGCACCTCGCGGCAGCGGGCGAAGCAAAAGTCGTTGTCCATGTCCGCCCGACCCATGCCGTGAACCAGCAGGAAAAAAAGGTCTCCGGCGCACAGAGCCCGCAGGTCTTCTGAGTGGCGCGCCTGGGCGTAAGCGGCTTGGGCTCGCTCGCGTTCCGTCATGCCTGGCCTTCCTCTTCTTTCACCAACCGAGCCAAAAGAGCGCCCACCACAGGTGTAACCTCATGGTGCAGGCCCAGCCCGCCGGAGACTTCGGTTTCAACCATCTGCCTGGGATTCTGCCCCAGGGTGTCGCGGATGGTTTCGTAAGCCCGCATGTCACCGGAAAGCGCCTTGTCCACCAGGGCTGCGGTAATGGCCTCGGCGGTGCTCACATCGCCGGTCATGATTTCCAGACGCGCCTCCAGATACTCGCGCAGGGCGCGCTTCTTGCGCCGGGCCTGCCCGGATGCGACGCCGCCCTTGCGTCCGCGCTCCCGTGCTTCTTCCGTGTTTTGCACGGGTTTGAGATTTTCTTTTTTTTCCAGCCATGGCTGTCTCGCTCTTCTCGGGCGGCCCGACCGCAGGCCTGCCGTCCGCCGTGGGGGGGGAAATTTCGGGTAATCAGATGTACACGCTGCCGTTCTTTGCTTCACCAGCGACGGAACCGGGCAATATCCCGGCATCCAGACAAAGACAGGAAAGTTTTTCGAGGTAGTATTTGCGGCCTGTGACAGCGGTGCAGCCCGAAAAGTCCGTGCTGGCCGGAAACTGTATGCTTCCGCAATGCAAGGCCAAGGCGAACCCGCTGTTGATATTGATGTTGCCCAGCGTGCGGAATTTGACTCTTTCCCCACTGCCGATCATCCCATGGCTGGTGGCGCACACCGCCTTATATTCCCCCGGATAAAGGTATATTTCCGCGTCTTCGGAAAAGCGTACGCATCCGCCCCATGTCGCATGAAACGCGGAGGACTGCTCCGGCGTGGGCCGGAGTGCGACCTTGCCCTCGATCGCCAACCACGACGCCACCGTCTGCGTATAAGCAACACTGATGTTGGAGAGCGAAACCAATGAACCCACCTGGTTATTGAACCGACACAGGCGGGTCGTTTCATGAGACTCGCCTCTGATATGCAGCGCACCGAACGTGGTGTAGCTGCCGAGGCCGACGGCTATCTCCGGATAGGTCGCGTCCGGGCTCTCAAGAGAGACCAGGTGGAAGTATGCATGGTGCCGATTGCAGCCGTCATAACGCGACAGAGCGAATACGGCGTCAGAAACATCTTTCACCGCCGTCTCCGGCGTCAGGCCGTCGCCGGACTCGCCGCGGTTGCCGTCAACGTAGATGTGCATGTCCTGATCGACGCGTTCGCGGCAGGACCGCGCCGGGGCGGGCGCGGGCACAAGGCCGCTGGGGTCCACGGCAAGGCCGAAGCCGCGCACGGGCAGCATGACAAGTTCGGGATGGCCGCAGGCGCAGTGATTGTCTTGGGACATGTAAAACTCCTTATAATAGTACAAGGTTGTGGTGGAGAAGTGCCGCACGGGATTTCAGAAAATCAGACGTAAATGCTGCCGGTTTCCAGCATGGGCGCCTGCGTCCCAGGCAACGTGGTGCCGTTTGAATTAATATATGACAGGCCCATCAAATAGTATTTTCTGCCTAAAACAGATGTACATCCGGAAAAATCCACAGTATTTCCGATTGTAATCGAGCCATTATACTGGACATAAAGGAAGGCTACGCTCGCGACAATACTTCCAATTGTATGAAATTTTGAATTTTCACATAATAGCATCATCGAACTTGTGATTTTCATGTAAGCTGTACATGAGCCTGCATGGAAATAGACATTCACATTTTCCAGAATGTAGAGGCAGCCTCCGTAGTTCACGTTCATCGCATAACTCTCCCCGTTCGCCTTGAAAGCCACATCGCCGGAAATAGATGTGTGCGATCCAAGAGAGGCAAGGGAGCGCATACTGACCTCAGAGACAGCAATGACTGTTCCCATCTGGAATGAGCAGACGCCGAGATGCGTCGTTTCGTAGGACTCCCCGCTGATACGAAGTGATGTAAACGTGCTGTATGTATTAGAAAATACAGTAAAATCCGGATAGGTTGCCTCCGTGTCCTCCAGAGACAGAAAATGCAGATGCGCCGCGTGCTGATTGCACCCGTCGTACTTCGACAGGGCCAGCACGGCGTCCGCATAGCCTTTCACCGCTGTTTCCGGACCCAGGCCGTCGCCGGACGTTTCAAGGTTGCCGTTGATATAGATGTGCATGTCCCGGTCCACCCGCTCACGGCAGGTCAGCACCGGGGCGGGTGCGGGCACAAGGCCGCTGGGGTCCACGGCAAGGCCGAAGCCGCGCACGGGCAGCATGACAAGATTGGAAGGATCACAGGCGCAATGCTGTTCAGTCTGGCTCATTGATATTGTCCTTTGTTGGTTGAAAACGGCAATGGGGCAAAAAGGCTTGTCAGCGGGCGCGCCCTGTTGCGATCCGCTCCAGATCTGGGAGCAATTTCGTCAGGGACGCCGCCGTTCTCACGCTCAAATTGGGATCTACGACGACGTCCCCAGTCTTTTTGCAGGGCCCGCTAGGCCACGCGCATGCAGACGACCTGGTAGGCATATCCGGGCTCAGCCTTGGGGCTCACAATGGTCCCGCCCTCGGCAATTCCGGCGCCGGAGAAACCTCTGGAAACTTTGACCCCACTCATATTGTTGAAATTCACATCAACCCGCTGGCACAGCCAGGCCCAGGTGCCGCCCTCGGGCAGGGCCACGGTCTGATTGTTCCCTCCTTCGATCAGCTTGACGCTGTCGATGGGGGAAACAGGCGAGCCGGTGCCCACGATACCGGCCAGGGTTTCCTCATCAAGGGCAAGCGTGATGCCCCGCACGGGCACGCTCACAGTCGCTTTTTCGCAGTCGCATTGCTGGCTCATGTTTTTCCCTCCAATGGTAGATTGTTGCTGTGTGAGGTTTGGTAAATGCGTTTTCAACAGTGGAAACGCGATATCCCGGCATACTCCGAGAGAGTGTCACAGCCCTCCCAGAAATTTGACCAGATACGTCAGGCCCGCGCCCGCGGCCCCGGCCCCGGCGATCCAGCCGCCCACCCAGATCTGCCGCCGCTCCAAGGCGGCCAGACGTTTGCCGTGGTCCCTGAGCTGGCTGATGACCACCTCGTCCAGACGCTGGTTGAGCCCGGCGAGCTGGGCCTCGATGCGGGCCAGGCGCTCTTCTGCCGTGGCGCTCACGTCAGAACCCCATGCCGAACATGGCGGAGGCCGCCGCCATAAGTTCTTTGAGCATGGACGGTGGCAATGTCGCCGCAGGCCAGTAGGTGACGATGAACGGCCTGACCATCAGTTCCCAGGCGAGGCCCAGCGCAAAAACATACATGAGCAGCTTGCGCGGAGTCATGCGCCCGCCGCTGGCCCGCTCCGTTTCCGCGTTGATCTCCAGGTTCTTTTCCTGGAGCCTGGCCCGGTCGGGAAAAATTTTATCTAACGCTTTTCCGCCGATGCCGAACAAGGACTTGAGCAGATCGAACATCAGGCAATCCCCTCAAGCAGTTCGCCTTCCTGACGGCGGCGGTAGATGTACTTTTTGAATCCCGTTTTCAGCTCCAATGCGGCGGCCTGCCAGTCGCCACGGCACAGATGGCCGTAAAGCACGGGATAGCCGTGACGGTCAGCGCTGGGGAACGGCAAGCCAAGCTGATAAAAGAGGGATACGATAACAGCTTGGGCCTGCGCGGGGCAGTCGGCAAAGGACTTGCTTTCGGTATAGCGGTCATAGAGGTCGGCGCCCCGGCGGATATAGTCGGTATGCACGGCGCGGTTCACGGCGTCGCACTGTGATTCGGTGATGGTCAGGGGGGACTTGCCCAGGGCGGCCACGGCGCCGTGCCGCTTTTTGCCGAGATAGGGGCGGAACAGGTTGATGAGTTCCATCTCCAACCCCATACGGCGCAAATCGGCTTCTCCCTGCTGCCCCAGGTCCAGGCCCGCGCCGATGGTCACGCCGGACTGGCCGACGGGTTCGCCGCAGTCACCGGCATTGCCGTGGCCGTCGAAATTACGCCGCTTACACGGGATGTAGGCGACGCAATGCCGCTCTTCCATGCGGGTCAGAAAGGCGCTGATGAAATCGGTGAAGATGGGCATGGGCTACGCTCCTGCTTTTGGCAAAAGCGTAGCATGGCACTCCGGGCTGGGTAAGCGTAGGATAAGCGTGGGAGGGGCGTGGGCATAGCGTGGGAGGGGTTGACAACATTTTAGACATTGCTACTTCATCGCATATATGCGATATTTTCATCATGAACTGGACGGTAGAATACCTCAACGAGACTGTGCGAAATGAATTTCTCGCTTTGCCTCCCGACATGCTGGCTTCTATGCTCAAAATCGTTGAAATAATCGAAGCATACGGCTTGGAGCGTGTAGGGATGCCCTATGTCAGGCACCTACAGGAGAAATTATGGGAAATACGTGGACGCGGCAGGGACGGCATTGCTCGGAGCATTTATGTAACCGCCACTGGCAAACGTGTGGTCATTGCCCGTTCATTCGTCAAAAAAACGCAGCAGACACCACAGGAAGAAATCAAATTGGCCCTCAGAAGGGCGAAGGAGGTCGATTGATATGCGCAAGCGTGTTCTCGACGAACTGCCCGAACTGATGCGCAATGAAGAGTTCAGGGCTGCCTACGATGCTTTGGATCAGGAATTTTCCATTGCCAGCGCACTCATTCAGGCGCGTGCCAACGCCCGCCTGACTCAGGCCGATGTCGCCGGTAAGATGGGGGTTACCCAGTCCACCATCGCCCGCATAGAATCCGGCAAGAATATCTCGCTGAAAACCATCGCCCGGTATGCCAAGGCCGTGGGCCAGCCCATTCGCCTGGAAATCCTGCCCGTGTAGCGCCACGCTCAGGTTTCGCACGGCCCAGTCCTCCAGGCCTGAAGCCTGACCGCCTCCGCACTGTAGCGCGAATTGCCCCCTTCGCCCCCCACGGCGATGGGGGCACCTTGTTCCACCCACTTTTTGACCGTCTTCGGCCCCACGCCCATCTCCTCGCAGATCTCGGTCATGTTCCGCAGAATCTTGGGCGTATAGCTCACCACCACAGGCCGCGCGTTGTTATTCGCCGTCATGCCGCACCTCCTCCACGGATTCCGCTTTTCCCTTTCCCGGCAGACCTTTTTCCTCGGCCCGCTGTTCTTGTTCCCACCACTGCCGCCCGTACATGCCGGGATTGTCCGCCAGCACGGCCACGGAGTATTCGTAATCGCACATTTTCCCGCTCCTTTGTTCCCGCACCCTGCACACCCTCCTCCGGGGTGGGGTATATATAGGCTAAAGCCTATATATTACCCCCCGTCGTTGGGTGTGCATTTTTTTCTTTAATTTCAATAAGTTATAAAAACGTTCCCGCGTTCCCGGCCGTTCCCGAAACGTTCCCGGGAATGGCACTTTTCCTCGGGGATGTCGCAAAATTTCCGGAAATGTTTTTCCGGGAATGGCCGGGAATTATTTTTAACATCTTAGAGCATTTTGCGCTTGAAATTATCGCTTAACGGCGAAGTAAATTCGCCTTGCGATACTTTCGCGGTGCGGATTTTCTGTGAAAATCCGCACAGAGCGTTGAGATATTTTCAATATCAAAACGCTCTAATTTTCCTGATATCTTCCGGGAAGACTTTTCCGGGAACGCCGGGAACGGTGTTACGAATCATTTTCCTTGTCCTCCGTCGCTCCTGTAGCGAACTGGCCCAGGCCCAGGGCGAAGTCGCCGTCCGGCACGTCCAACCATTTCTTGCTGGTGCTGCCCTTGGCGATGCAGAGCACCAGCCGCTTAGCCTCCAGAAGCCGCTGCGCGTACTGGTCAAGCAGATGTTTGCTCAAGCCGCGCAACTCCGCGGGCATCTCCTGCCGCCGCGTAAACAGGCCGTTGGCCCCGGTTTTGGTAAAGGGCTGTCCCCGTTGCGCGGCTTCGGCGCAGGCCGCCGCAAGGCTGTCCAGCAGCGCGGGCGTGCGCTCCCTGGCGACGCTGCGCAACTGCTCGTTGCGCACCTCCAGCAGTCCCGCTTTGTTGCGTATCCAAGTCTTGATCTCCCGGTCACCTGGGCCATTGCTTTTGACCAGACAGCCCTTCATGACGCTGTTGCGCGCCCATTCCACGCCCAGCGCGGAGCAGGCCGCCCTGCCCGCCTTTTCCTCTACGCCCCAGAGCACATAAGCCGCCCTGGCGTTGTCCACGATGGCCGAGGTGCCCCGGATCAGGGCGCGGGCCTCTTCCGGCGTAACCACGTTGGCCTTGCTCTTGGCCAGATGGTGCACCAGCACCACGGCCGCGTCGGTTTCCTGGGCCAGTTGCGCCATATGTCCCATGGTGAAAGCTCCCACGGCGGGATCGGTATTGATATCCGCCATGACGAAACTGGCCAGCGGGTCAATGACGATAAGCGCAGGCCGCAGTTCCACAAGCTGGGCGCGCAGCTCCAGCCAGTCGGCGGACAGCTCCGGGCCGTGTTTGCCGGGCACGATGACCGGCAGCGGCCCCCCGGCGTTGGGCAGCGGCAGCACATACATCTCCCGGGCCCGACCCACGCCGATACTCTGGAGACGACGATGCACCTCATCGGCGCTGTCCTCGGCGGAAATGACCGCCACCGGCCCCTGCCGCAAAATGCGGTTCCCAAAGGCGGTCAGATCAGGGTTAAAGTCACGCTCGCCACCGTTGCCCCTGCGCAGCGGCGTCTTGCCCGCCACCTTAAGCCCCAGATCCAGGGTAAGCATGCCCTTGCCGGCGTCGCCCATGGCGGCCAGCACAAAAACCGCGCCGCAGGGCATGATATTCTCCACAAGCCAGCGTCGCTCCGGAGCTTGCCCGGCAAAGCGCTCAAGGCCCCATGACCGGATGTCCCGCTTCCGCTGGCCCGCGCCCGCCAGCAACTGCCGCTTCACCTCCTCCAGCCCTTCACGCTGGTGCAGGTCATTCCAGTCCGTGAGCCTGCCCGCGCCCGACGCGAAGGACGGAAACAGCGTTGCAGCCCCCACTTCCCTGGCGCAGGCCTCGGCCTTGGCGCGCCCGGGATTGCCTTTTGTCCAACGGTCATCATCACCGCAGATGATCATACGGCATTCGGGATGAACCTGGCGCCAGGCCCGCGCCACAGGCAGCAAATTGCCCGCATTGAAAGCCGTCAGCACGGTCCAGCCCGTGGCCATGTGAATGCTCGCCGCCGTAGCGTAGCCCTCGGCCACGGCCACAACGTCGTTTGTGCCGGGAATGCGGTGAAAGCATCCGGCGATGGCGCCGCCGAAGAGAAACTTCTTGTTCCCGCCGGCGTCGATGAATTGCAGGGAACGCATTGTCCCCGCCATGTCCATGACCGGTACTAACAGTTTCCCGGCCGACAGCCTGAGCCCACAGGACGCATTGCACTTGGCGCTCAGGTAAGGATGGGCCTCACACGCATTGGATTTGGCCCAGATGTCAGCGGCCCGCGCGGCGGCCTCAGCGGCAAGCCGCGCGCGCTCCTGCTCCCGCGCCTTGCGGGAGCGCTCCAGGTGCGCCTGTGCGATTTTCAACTCCTCAAGGCTGAGCGAGTCTTTTTCTTTTGCGCACCACGTCCAGCTTTCGCCGGTTCTCCAGTCGCCCGCCTCTCCGGCGGGCAGGCCGTCCACATACAGCACATACCAGCCGGACGTCCGGCCGGGTTTGTCGTCATCCACAGGGCACCGTTGCACTCGGTTTCCGGTGGGAACGACGCTGTCATCGGGGTGCAATCCATGTGACAGCAGGAACTCACGGAACGCGGCGGCGGGATTCGCAACGCCATGGGCCCGGTTGCGAGCGGGCCGGGCATCCTGCCGCGCGGCCGTGTTGAAGTCGCACCAGCCGTTGCCCGCAGGGCTTGCGCCAGTCGTCGGCGAGTCTCCGAGCCTTACGAATGGCGACAGCAGTTTTGTCGGCTGCCCATTGGCGTGACCAATTGCTGTCGTCATCAGTAACTCACCGCGCTCGAACGGCTGACGCACGGATGGCGACAGCGATTGCGCCGATGCAACCGTATCGTTACGCATGCTGTCTTCAAGCGTAGTTTCCTTCGTCACAACTCTTGAAGCGAAGACGGCGTTCATGATTGCCGGCTCCGGCTTCAGATTTCTTGACCGGACCAGCAGCGCTGATGCCAGTCGCAAAATTTGCATTCAAACCATGTTTCATCCTGCGCGCAACGCGGCAGCAACTGCCCGGCTTCGCAGGCCCTGACCAGGTTGACGGCCCTGTCCGAAAGATCCTGTGCCGCCGGGGCGTCAAAGGGCACGTCCAAGGCGCAGATTTCCATGTTGTCGGCATTGAGCGCCGTGAACAACGCGGGGGCGCCGGTCAGTTCAAAATAGGCCATATAGAGCTGCATTTGTCCGTAATAAACGGGATAGGCCTTCTTGAGCCCGTCGCGCTCTACCTTGTTCCAGCCCTTGGCACCGAGAACCTTGTTTTCCCAAAGGCGCGGATACGGCCCGCACTCTTCCGGACCGGCGCGCAGCACGCCGTCGGCGTAGCCCAGAATTTTGCCGTCCAGAGCGCGGAAGCATCTCTGCTGGCCATCGGCATTGTGCGTATAAAGATCAAAACCGGCCTGGCGCAGCCATCGGGCCATCCAGTTTTCCCCTTCATGCCCACGGTGAAAAATACGCAGGGCCTTACCTGTAAAGGGCTTGTCCCTGGGGGCCTTGAAAAATTCATATTGCAGCTTGCGCAGGCAGGATTCGCCCAGCCGGGACGCCCCGATGCGCGGTGTGCGCGCGGCCAGCCGTTCGGCGTCGGCCGCCTCCTGCACATGCAGCATGGCCGTATCCACCAGATAGGCCACGCGACCGCCGGTATTGCGCATAGTAAAATCTTGCATGTCTTCTTCTCCTCTGTAGCCATGCCGTCTGCCGTGACAGTCACGGCAGAGCACCAGCAAGTCCTCGTCCTTCTCCTGAAACAACCGCGCGTAGGTCAGATGGTGCACATCCAGCGGCCCGCCTTTGCCGCACTCCCGGCAGCGCCGCCCGGCCCTCTCAAGGGCCAGCTCCCGCCGCTGCCGCCAGTGCTCCGTCTTCAGATAATTCTGATAGAGCGCCTTGCGCTCCCGGCTGGATAGCCGCCTCCGCAGCACCATGAGCGCTTAAAACGGCGGTTCGTCAGTGATGAGCGTGCAAAAGCTGTCCCTGCTGATGCCATGCCCGCCGATGCGGCACCTGCCTATCCACCACGGGGCTTCGGGAACCTTCTCCCACTGGTCGCAAAGGATGCAGCGTTTTTTGCTGTGGTCCAGAATCATGCGGGCCACCTGGCGCACCTCGGCTTCGCTCATGGCGGCGAAACTCCTGCCCATAAGCCCGGATTCAGCCAGCGACCGGCCCAGCATCTTCAGATCAACCATGCAAAAGCTCCCTTTCAATGAGTCCGCGGTTCCAGAAAAAATTGAGCGTGCAGGCCGCGCTGTATTTGGTGAAGGAAAGCATGTTGCCCTGTCCATAGCCCAGGCGCTGCAAATGTCCCCATTGCTTGTCCGTGCAGGCGTCGTTGAGCCAGCGGCGATTTTTCTTGGCCGCGTCGTCGCTTTCGTTCAGGCGCAAAAAATCGTCCGCGGCGGCCAGAGCCGGGATGCGTTCGCCCACGGCCAGACGCCGCAGTCCGCCTTCTCCCTTGAGCCTGCCCAAGGCCAGCCAGGCATCCCCATCGGCCGAACACACTGCGCTCCAGGCTTCAAAACCACTGGCCAGCATGACCTTGCCGGAGCCGAAGATATCGCACCAGCGGAACGGTGAGGCGTTGAGCAGGTCCACTTCCTCCATGGACACGTTACTCACGGCCTCAGGGCCGTCCTCGCCGTCAGGATCGCCGCCCGCGCCCCGTGCCGGCGCTTTGAAGGCATGGCCGCAGATGGGGCATTCCATGACTCCGCGAGGAATCTCCGCCCCGCACTCGGGACAGGTTTTCGGCTTGTCGTCCAGGCGCACCTTGCTTTCCATGTCGCCGTGCGTGACCAGGGAGCGCCCGAAATCCAGCACGATGCAGTCTTTCTTGACCACGCCGGGATAGATCGCCGGGTCAACAGTACGCAGGCCCCGGCCGATCATCTGGAGCATGGTAGATTTCTGCGAGCAGGGCCGCAGCAGCACCACGCAGCTCACCGGCTGGCTGTCGTAGCCTTCCGTAAGCACGGCCACGTTGACCAGCACTTGCACGCCGTTGGCCGCGTCCACTCTATCGAAACGCTCCAGCAGGGCCTTGCGCTCACCGGCGGGCATGTCGCCGGTGACCAGCGCGGCGCGCGCCCCCTGGGCCAGAAAGGCTTCCAGCACATGGCGGGCGTGCTCCACGGTGGAGCAAAAAACAATGGTTTTGCGGTCTCCTGCCAGCTTGCGCCATTCGCGCACCACGGCTTCGTTGTGTACGGCCAGGTCCAGCACCTCGGCGGCCTTGTGCATGTCGTACTCGCCGGAACGGGTCTTGCGCAGCGAGGCCAGCTTTTCGTCCGTGCCGCCCAAGGTGCAGACGAAGGTACGCGGCTTGACCAGAAAGCCCATGGCCACAAGGCTGTGCAGACTGATCTGGTCGCAGCAGTTGTCGAACACGGCGCGCAGGCCCTTGCCGTCGCCGCGCGCGGGCGTGGCCGTGACGCCGAAAATTTTGCAGTCCGGGTTTTTGTCCTTCACGGCCTCCACTATTTTGAGATAACCGGCGGCGGCGGCGTGGTGCGCCTCGTCGATGATCAGAGCGTCCAGCTTGGGAATGGAGGACAAATGCCGCGTCAAGGTCTGCGTCATGGCGAAAGTGGTGTCTCCGCGCCAGCTCTTGGCGTCGGCGGTGTACAGGCTTGTGGAGCGACTGGGGTTCACGGCGCGGAACTTGCGCAGGTTCTGGGCTGCCAGCTCGTCCCGGTGCTGGAGCACACACTGCTTGCCGCCGATCTTTCCGGCCACGGCGGACAAGATAATGGTCTTTCCGCAGCCGGTGCTGCCCACGGCCAGAGTGTTGCCGCGCGCGGCCAGTGCGTCCACGGCGCGCTTGACCATTGCTTGTTGATAGGGGCGGAGAATCACGGCGTAGTCCTTTGCAAGAAAAGAGGTTGCATCCCTCGCCCGTTGGCTGCCGGGCTTGCGCCCGGCAGGTCAGGGGGAAGGAAGGGGCCGACGGCCTTAGCCGTTTTCGGGCTCGCCTTCAGGCCGGGTGGTCAGAGCGCCTTCGGGCAGAGGGCCGATCGTGGTCATATACCGGGGCGGCGTGTCCGCCGTATCGCCTGCCAGCCAGTACAGCGTGCCCTCCTGCGCATGCGCGCCGTCACGTTTGCGGTGATCTTCAATCATTTCCCATACCTTGCCGTTCCAGCGGGGCCAGACTCCGGTCCAGGGATCGGCGGGCAGGGATGCGCGGCGGGCATTGCGAGGGATGCGCCCTTTACCTTCGGGCAGGGAATGCGAATACAGGCCGTCTTCAGTGAAGTAGTGGTTCATGATTACACCCCCAGGTAAATGGCAGGCGTCATGCCCAGGTTCAGGGGGCGGTTTTCCGGGGCCGTGGGCACCACGCGCGAGGCGTCGAAGTAGAGGTTGCAGCAACCGTTGGACCCGTTGAGAGAAGCGCCCTTGCCTTTCTGTTTCGCATAGATGGCACTGTTCGGATCTTCCGGGACGTTCACGGCCAGCAGGGGACCATAGGCCGAGTCATCGGAAAGCTCGCCCGTGATATTCCGGATGGCATCCCCTTCCACCGCGCCCACCTGCCGCGTCAGGCCGTCCACGGGCCGCAAGAAGCAGCCGCGCCCGTCCTCGTGGAACAGGTTGGGCAGGCTGATGCTGCACAGATCTTCCTCCAGGCCCCAGTCGGCGCGGAAGTTCTCGGAAAGGCCGCTCAGGACTTCGCCCTGGGGCGAGGTGAGCAGAAAGCGCTCGCCGTTGCAGAAGTGCCAGCCGAAGGGCAATTCGTCATGCCGAAAGGGCAGCAGGCGGATTTCGCCCACATACAGGCCGTTGGCCGGGGTCTGCGGGTTTTCAACGTTTTGGCTCATAACAACTCCTTGAAGTTTGCGGGCTCAAGCCCGTGTCGGGGTGGCCCTGCCCGCTTCATGGGCGGGCAGGGGTTACAGGGTTGGAGGAGAAGATTCCAGCTGATCTCTGCTGTCGCCAGCCGCAGCTTCCTGCGTCGCAACGGCTAGCGCATCTCTGCTGTCGCCAGCCGCAGCTTCCTGCGTCGCAACGGCTAGCGCATCTCTGCTGTCGCCAGCCGCAGTTTCCCTCGTCGCAACGGCTAGCGCATCTCTGCTGTCGCCATCCGTAGCTTCCTTCGTCGCAACGGCTAGCGCATCTCTGCTGTCGCCATCCGTAGCTTCCTTCGTCGCAACGGCTAGCGCATCTCTGCTGTCGCCATCCGTAGCTTCCTTCGTCGCAACGGCTAGCGCGCCCAAGCGGGCACGGGCGCTCCCTGGGCGGGCTGCGGGGGCGGCATCTGGCCCGGGGCCGCGTTAGCTCCGCTGTCGCCATCCGTAAGCCCGCTGGCGCGGGCAACGGCTGCCGCTTCCGAAGGCTGCACCGCCGGTTGCGCCGGGGCCGGAGCCGGGGCGGAGGATACTGCCGGGGCGGCCGCGCCCCAGGCGGGGGCCGGAACCGCTGCCGCGCTGGACGATCCGCCCGTCCGCCCTCCGGCCGGGGCTTCACCCATTTTGCCGTAGTCCTTCATGTCCGGCGTCAGCACGCAGGCGATCTTGTTCTTGTCGGAATACTGGCCGGTCTTGTCCTTTTCCACGCCCAGTCGGGCCCAGAACGTAATCCCGCAGAAATCCTGCCAGCCGTTGATGCAGCGGGCCGCGCGCGCCGCGTCGCTCATGTCGTCGGGCTGGATATTCCGCGCGCTTTCCAGAATGGCCCGCAGCGTGGCGCGGCTGATGTTGCCCCCTATGGACTCGCCCTTTTCGTTCAGCTTGCCGCCGGTCAGGGTGAACATCTGCCAGACCTTGCGCTTAGCGTAGGGGCCGGACTCCACAGTGAACTCGCAGTCCAGCATCTGCGCGTCGGAAGACTGCGAGTCGCACAGCCAGCCGCCTTCGCCCGCGCCGCCGGGCCGGATGGTCATGACCAGGGGCAACACCGTGCCCGACGGGATGAGGTCGAAACCGTTCTGCTGGCGGTCCGCGGTATTAAAATCATGCATGGCTCTTCTCCTCATTACTGGATGTTATAGGTATAGTCCGCTGCGGCGGGCCGCCGCCCGTCGCGTATCTTGGCCATGAGCCGCCCCGGATGCGGCGCTTCCACCTGCTCAAGTTTGCCGCCGCGGTCCCCGGCCGGATAGCCCCGGGGATTGGGCCGTGAGCAGACAACAGCGCGGTACGGCTGTACGTTTTCGCCTTCCGGCTTCAGCTCGGTCATGGTGACAACCTCGTCCACAATGCCGGGCAGTTCCAAGCCGGTCTTGCTCCCTTCGATCTGCGGCTCGTAGTAGGGGCGGTTGAAGTCATCGCGCTTTTCGTCCAGCAGGCCCACGAACCACACGTTGCGGCTGCCGATGTGTTGCAACGGCGTCACCCAACCGATCATCTCCTGACCCAGCAGGCCATAGGCCCCGCGCGTGTCCGGTTTGCCCGTGCGTTCGCTGAAGGCTTCCGGCTGCCCTTTGGCCCATTGCAGGGCCAGGCGCGAGGCCACGGTGATGGAAGGACTTCCGGCACTGATGGTGCAGGCATCAATAAGCAGAGCCTTGAGCGAAGCGTTATTGTTGCCGTGATACTCGGTGACGATACTTTCAACACGCTCTGTGTTCATTGTTACGCCTCCTATTATTTATTGATGTTTTTTGTGCTTCCGTCGTTCCCGCCATTGTTCCCGCAGCCACCACAGCGCCATCAGGAGGCTAAGGGCATACAGTCCGGCAGCGGCCCATGCGCAGGGCTCGAATAGGCTACGAAGTATGGCTGCCTTCTTCACCGCCGGGCGGTTCGGGTTGAGTAGCGGGGCTGGTTATGAGGTGGTGCATGGCATCACGGAGGGCGTCGGCGTAGGCTGAAAAAATGTCTCTTTGCACGCCAGTTTTTAGCCGAGAGATGTAGGTTGGATTTACGCCGGACGCGCGAGCTAATTCAGATTGGCTAAAAGAGGTCCTTGCCAAGAAAGCTCTGAGTTCTATAGCGATACGTGTTTCCATGCGGCCCATTTTACGAAAACGAAAAATAAAATCAAGCAATAAAAATAAAAACGTAACTAGACAGCTTTTTTACTTTCAAGTAAAATGGTTGGTATGAAAGAAGATACTTTTTCGGAAAAAATTTTGCGGGTCTTGAAAGAAGGCGTAACTCAGTATGGGAGCGCAACAGCGCTTGCGAAGGCTGCTGGCGTCTCTAATGCAAATTTGAGTAGGTGGATCAACAAAATACAATCCCCTAGAATGTCAGAGATTTCTCCTCTTTTGGATGTGTTAAAAATAAACATTACAAAACCAGACGCCGAAGCATCCCGCGACGTCTGCTTCGTCAACGCCAAGGTGGTTCCAGCTGGGCAATATGCCACACCACCGGTGGCCGAAGACTATATTGCGGCCCCTATGGTGGGTGAGGTGGGGGCCGGACCGGGCTATTTGCCGGAGGATGAGGTCAAGAGCTGGTTCCTGGCCTACAAGAACCTTCCCGCTATCCGGCACCGCAGAAATTTGATCGCCGTGGAAATCGGGCCGACGTCCACGTCCATGCAGCCCACGCTGAACCCCGGCGACATCGTGCTTGTTGACCGCGATGATCGCGACGTGACCAAACCCGGCCATATGATGTTGGTGCTTGATCCTGACGACGGGTCAGGCATGATCAAGCGCGTCAGTGTCACAGAACGAAAAGATGACTTCCAGGTCACCTATTACAGTGATAACGGATCAAAATGGCCGCCTATGATTTACAGCCTGAAGCAAGACTTCTGTGACGACTGGGACAAGGCCATTGTGGGCCGCGTGATCTGGGCCTGGGCGGACGTGCGGGAGAAGTGAGAACATGGCGTATAACGCAAAAAAAGTATTTATATTCCATTTCACCCATGTGGATAATTTCCCCGCTATCCTCAATGAAGGATTATGGGCCGACGCTAGTATTGACTGTGATAAATATAAAAATATAGGAAATGTAGAAATAAAAAACAGACGAAAGACAATGTCTGTCCCATTCGGTGGATATGTTGCGAATTATGTCCCATTTTATTTTGCTCCTCGATCCCCAATGATGTATACACAATTTAAAAATGATATCATTAAAAATGATGAAACAATATATCTTGTTGCAAATGCGCATGACTTAATACCTAAATATAAATGGTGTTGTAGCAATATGAATGCAGCAAAAAACGATACCAGTTTTTTTGAAACAGTTGAAGACCTTGAAAAAGAGTTATCTTGGGAAATATTTTCTACACAATATTGGAATAATACAGATGCATATCCTGACAGAATGGAACGCAGGATGGCAGAATTCCTAGTTTACGAACGAGTAGCATGGGATGACTTTTTAGGTGTCGCCGTTTATAATGAAGCAGCAAAAGTTAAAGTTTATGATATGATGTGTGAATCACAACGCAAAGACGTAATAGTAAAAAATGATTGGTATTTTTGAGGAGATTGCCATGCTGAAATATACAAATGGCGACATCTTCGCTTCTGACGCAATGGCTCTAGTGAATACGGTCAATACTGAAGGAATAATGGGCAAAGGGTTAGCGCTTCAATTTAAAAGGCGCTTTCCTGAAAATTTTCTAGCTTATGCCGCTGCTTGCAAGCGCAACGAAGTCAAAATAGGCAAAATGTTTATAGTACCCTACAATGGCCTTGAAGGTCTTAAATATCTCATCAATTTTCCCACCAAAGTCTCATGGCGAAATAAAAGCAAAATTGAAGATATTGTTTCTGGTTTACAGGCTCTCAAAAAAGAAATAGTGTCCCTTGGAATAACAAGTGTTGCCATTCCACCGTTGGGCTGCGGCCTTGGTGGACTCTCTTGGAACATTGTTAAGCGCGAAATAGACATGACATTTTCAGACTTTGATGCAGCAGATATTATAGTTTTTGCACCTCTTAAGGGCAAAAATCCATCACCTGTCGTCAGCACTAGGACAAAGATGACAAATGCAAAAGCGCTTTTCCTTCGTTGCTTTGAAAAATATATGAATCTTGTCCCTTCTGTTGAAATTACCTTTGTTGAAGCTCACAAGCTTGGCTATTTGCTCCAATGCGCTTGCGGAGCTGATCTGCGCCTAGACTTTAAAGCTTGGAAATATGGTCCGTGGGCTCGTAACATGGGACATATTCTTGGCGACATGGAGGGCATCTGGATTGACGGTTTTGGCGATGGAACACGAAAGGCATTTGAAACATTTTCCTTACTACCTGCAGCAAAGGTTGCGAAAAATACTGTTCTGCCAGATAACTACGAAGCTGCGCTTGAAAAAATTGACAAGATATTTATGGGCTTTGAAAACCCACTTGGGCTCGAGTTGCTAGCCACAGTCCATTGGCTTATTGTTCATGACCATGTTGAACCCGAACAGGAAAAGATTATAGATGCACTAGCAAAATGGAAAGATAATCAAGAAGGATGGGGAGATCGAAAATTAAAATACTTTCCACCACGATTAATTGAACTGGCTTTAAAGCGTGTCTCACAATAGAAATTAAGCCCCTCTCCCGAGGGGCTTTTGTGCCCGGCCCCGAGTTTGCCCCAAGGCCGGGCCTCCTGATATGAAAGGGTATCCGACAATTTTTAATCAGGAGAATTTTCTATGTACAGTATGCGTACCTGCCCACTGGTCAACAAACAGAATCAAGTCCCAATGGGAGCCTTTTGGGAATGCAAAGAACCTTCCTGTCGATTTCAGGTTGAAGGCGTCTGTGCACTCTTGGCAGCCTACATTGAAAGCAAAGAAAATCGTAGGATACTCAAATGCGATTGCCGAAAAAAATCGGCCTTAGATAGCGCCCCGCACAAAAAAGCTGATGGTGATGGCTGTCTGTTCGCTGCTGACCTCACCATCAGCAGTCAGGCATAACTGGCAAGCAATGCCGTCCCTTCGTTCTTCCCCCTCTCCCTGCCGCACATAAGCCGCTGTTTCTTTCAGCGTTCTCATAAACTGATCCAGTTTCATCATTCCTCCTTTCCGCCCCTCACCCGAGGTGCTTTCGTTTCTGCGCTCATCTTCGTCCTCCTTAATTTGCGCCCGCTGACCGGGCCGCCATCACGCCGAAATTCCCGGCGTGATTTTTTATATCATTTTTTACGAAAAAACAAATTTATATTGACTTTATTTTTACGATTACGCAATATGACATTGCCAACGGGGAAACAGGCTCGTCACAGCGCCAGCAGGCAGAGTGCCAAGCTCAACCCCAGCGGCAACCCGCCGGGCAGGATTCCAGAGCCCCGAACGACGCGGAGCCCTATACGGGGGACGCGGATCAGTAGGAAGGTGCGAGAGAAGCCATAAGGCGGGATTAGCAAGGGCGAAAAATAAAAGCGCCCGGCGGTGCTGGAACACCAACCGGGCAAACCATCAACCACACTAGCGAGGCGCGAATAATGGCTACGGCAAGTTCCCACACCCCTGCGGAATCGTCAATTCCCCCCTCCCTGCTGAAGGCTCACGAGCGCATCCGACAGCTTGAATCGGAAAACCTCCGCCTCCGGCATTTGCTGGATACTCGCCGCGAGCAGATCGAAGAGCTTGCCCCCGGCTATTACAATCTGACCGATGACGGCGACTTCAACGGCCCGGCCCGCAGCCTGGACGAGATTGAGAGCTGCGTCACCGATTACACCAACGACGGCGACGCCTGTACTGTGGTCCAGGTTATACGCCGCTATATGCCCGAGGCGGAGGAAGATGATTACGGCGTAGCTGCCGGGATCGACTTTCCCGTTACGCTGTTTGCCGCGGCCGGCTGGTAGGGAGGGCACTATGAGACATCATGTTGCCCTGTGTTCCAAAATGGGGTTCCGCGAGGATTTCAATGACTTGCGTCATGCCCGGCGTGAATTCATCGGCGTTGCGCTGGTAAAGGCGGCCAATCTTGTCTTCGCGTTTATACCCCAAGGCGCGGGCAAGTTCGGCGGCACGAATCCAAGGCATCCCCTCGTGGTCAACTCTTGCGCACAACACATGAGGAGGGTCGTAAAACTCACGACCCTCAGCGCCCGGACGGCCCCCCTGACAGCCTCGACGGTGGAAGGCATGCTGGACTTCCCTAAACCAGTGAGGCATTGCCGGAGCCTTTACCCGTCCCAAGCGGGTGAAAATCGCGGCGTTTTCAGTTTCTGCCACCAAAGCGCCTCAACGGGCGTTGGTTACATATTGGCGGAACAACGTCCGGGTGTCCGAGAGGCCCCGGCGGTCTCACTGGGCCGGGGAGCGTTGTTCTGCCTTTTTTGTTCCCAATCCCAAACCAGTGAGGTGCATCATGTCTAGCCTTTCCCCCGTCACTTTCCACGGCGATATCATTTTCGTCATTCCCCATGGTGGTGAACCCTTGGCGCCCATGAAGCCCATTGTTGAAAACATGGGGCTGGCATGGCAGACGCAACAACGCAAGCTCACCGATAACAACGAGCGATGGGGTATCACCATGATGGTGCTACCTTCCGAAGGCGGAGATCAGCAGACTCTTTGCATGCCCGTGCGCAAGCTTCCCGCGTTCATGGCTTCGATCAACTCCAAGAAGGTACGCCCCGAACTTCGGGAAAAAATCGAACTCTATCAAGCCGAGTGCGATGACGCCCTGTGGAATGACTGGACCAAAGGAGTTGCCACACGCAAACCTCCGCTCCTCACCCCCTTTCTTCAGGTCAAGGTTCTCCCCAGGGCGCGACGAGAACAGCTTGCCGAACTGCTGCTCGCCAAACTGACCCACGTTCCGGCCGCCCTGGCATGGAAATCAGCCTGGACGGCTTTCAATCGGAACTTCTCCATCCCACAGCACCGGCTTCTTCCCGAGTCCAGAATGGATGAAGCTGTGGCCTTTCTCTCTGCTCTGACCATCGGACCTACCGGCAAGGTTGTTCACAAAAACCGGCAAGCCTCCCTGCCCACCGACGACATGCGACAGGTCGCCTCTGCTCTGACGCACCTTATCGCACAGGCTAAAACTCTGCTCCCCCTGCTTCAAACCGCTACGCCGGAGGTGTGCGCATAATGGACACCGGAAAGACAGCTTCTGAGCGCACCCCGTACAGCGAGGACGCACGAGTCTCCATCGCCATCGACGCTGTCGAGTCCACCAACCCCACTCCCGCCGAAATAGAGCGAAACAGAGCCATTGCCAAAGCCGAAGACGAAGCTCGCGCTGACATGGCCACAAGCATAGACGGAAAAATCATCAATCCCTTTGGGCTGCTGGCCGGCTTGTTAACCACCGTTCATGATGAGGATGAAGGGGGCTTCTCCATGGGAGATGCGGAATTTTGCCGAAGCGTCGGCAACCTCCTTGGCTTGATGGTACATGGCGCGCGCAAGGAATTAGAAATTCAGAGGGTCGGCGGCTACGGCGCGTACACGCTTATGCAGCTCCTGGAAAAACATCATCCCGAGCCCACAAAGGAGTGCGAGCAGTGA